TAGGCAAGGTCTGAGTCCCAGGGGTCTAGAGGATCTTGAAAACTTTTATTATAATATAGTTAGAACAAAAAAAAAAAAATAAATAAAAAAATAATAATAATTAAATATTTATAAAAAATTGATACTTGAAAACTAAATAGTGGGATGAGGCAAGCCTTCATTAGATTGCTGCTGTCTTCGATGAATCCAACTAGAAAAGATTCTGAAAAGGGAGAAAGATCATGACTGACACCAACATCAGCAGCAGCAGCAATGGCAACGTCGAAGTTACGCTTCCGGACCTTACGCCCTACGAGGCTTCCAAGGTTCTCAACATCCTCCTCGAGCAGTCAGGCTCCGAGAAGCGAATCAAGCCCCAGCAAATGTACGGATACGCCAAGAGTGGGAAGATCGCCAGCAATTACAAGACTCGCGGAGACGACGAGAAAGTCCTCTTCGAAGGCGAAGCGATCAAGAAGTTCATGGACGCGTACATCAGCGGAACGATCGAGAGCGGACAGCGTAAGGACTACAACGAGCTCGCGAGCCTGTTCAGCTAACTAGGCAATTCGACAGCAGCAATCCAATGTAGGTTTGACTCACAAAGAGAATCAAACCCCCAAAGAGAGGAAAAGGGAAATGGATGCACAGCAAGCGGAACGACTTCGGAAGTATGTCGAAGCTGTCCTCTCGGAGTACATCTCCGAAGACGAAGGCGCCAAAGGCACAGATGAAGAGTTCGCTCGCGACTTCGGAATGTATCTGCAGCGTCGGAACATGAAGTAAGGAGAGGGAATGCTACCCAAAGAGTGGGAAGTGTGGCTTGCCCGGAAAGAGGCGGAGATCAAGCGAGCTCCGAATCCGACAAAGCGGCAAAAGCCCAAAATCGCAAGGCACCAGTCTGCCCGTCAGAGAGGTGTGAGTGGACAGAGTAACAACTTCGTCCACAGTGTCTACAAAGAAGACAATAGGGCTACACCTCTAGCGCCGAAAGGCTTCGTTGGAACTCGTGATCTGGGCGGAAACGCTGAGGATAAGAACGGAGCTCCGACAGGATCTCGGACGAGCTATCGCTCGATAGACGAGTCCGACAATAAGCAGTGATTCAGACGACAAATTGCCGGAAAGAGGACGAAATGAAAGCCTTCATCGCAGGACTCATCGTCGGGTTGGCGATATGTGGGATGTTCTACGTGCATCTCAAGCCGATATGGAGTCCATCAGTCGGGACTAACAACAGCTACTGCTACGTGGACCTACACGAGTGGACAGCTGGGTGCGAACACGCCGAGTGAATAGGGTAGCCTTCGGGCTGCCCAGTTCATCCTACGTGTTACGAAAGCCTCAATAGCCGGCGGAACAAACAGTTGGAATACGGTTATACTTCGAGAGTTAAGCAAACGCTTATAGAGATGCGCAAGTTACACGAGTAACGAATATTCCTTAAGTAGTTATATATTAGCTAAAATATATACAATCATAAGATCCTAACGGCAAGGGTTGGACACATGTCGGACGCAACAAAGGTTCATTGGTTTTACATGTTGATTTCCCTCTTTGCAATTATTTACGAGTTGGTCTCCGAGAAAAACAAGCGTGTCGGTTTACAGATATTTTCCGATGGGCAATTTTTGATTATCCCTTGATTTCCTTTATCGATCCGTGATATAATTACTAAAGAGATTGCAATCACGGACCCTAACAATTAGGGGACTCAGCTTGTGAACTCTAAGCACCAACTAGTAAAGGAGAAAAAGTGGAACGTTTGACGAAGGAACACGCTATCCCAATGAACAAGCGGGGACGTCCTGCGAAGTACCCTTGGGACGAGTGGTTCACACTGGAAGATGGAGCAGTTGAGACTACCCTCCGACTGGAGAAGGGCGAGGACTACTCCATCGAGACCGAGCACTTCCGAATTGTTGTCAACAAGGCAGCGGAGCGGCGAGATGGCGTAGCGTCGACTCGAATCGAACACGAGGGGGACCGAGAGTTCCTCAAGGTCACCTACCGACAGGTGCCCGATATCGAGCTCGAGCTGCCCAATGGCTAACTGGGCGGAGAACAAAGAGCGGAACCCTGTCGTCAAAACAACAGACTGTCCGCACTGCCACGAGAACGCAGGCAGACCGTGTAGAACCTGGAAGGGTCTGCCTGCGCTGGTCATACACACGAGTAGGCTAGAAGCGTACCACGAGCCGAAGCCAACGCCTCCTGTGCGCTCAGGTGCAGTCATGCGTTGGTTTATGGTGTACTTGGGAGTCGATGTCGTAACACTTTACGATTGAAAATTCCCCTCAAATTTCACTTGCATTTGCCCCTGGAGCCCATGTATAATAAAATTACAAGCAAAACAGGAAAGGAAAAAGATGGAAGCTCTGAAGGAGCGGATTCGGAAAATCGTCGATTGCGGATGTTGTCCAGTCAACGAGACAGCAGTGGGGCTCGTAGCTATGTACGTCGAGGCAAGAGGCGGACAAGAGAGCTTCAAAGACGAGGAGCTCGCGACCATCTACGAGTTCGAGAAGTGGATGCAAGAAACGAACTGATCGGTACCTCGATCTGCAGCCCCTGTGGAGCTGTAGGTTGAGGGGCGGAGCAGTTCCGTCAAAAACTCAATGGAGGAATCATGACCGAGCAGAACATCAACACCGAAGTCGTCGAGGGCTCGCAGGTCGAGAACCCGAACTTCCCGAGTCTGACCGCGTACGCGGCGGCGAAGGTGACCACGCGCATCCTGCGCACCGAGGGCCTCATGAGTGAGGACGAGGAGATCAAGCCGCAGGCGATGTATGCCAAGCGGAAGACGATCGGCACCACCGAAGACGGCAAGCTCGACGGTCCTGGCTTCAAGGCCTGGCTGGACAAGTACGTCGAGCAGCGTCGCAACGGCATCGTCGAGGGCGAGCGTCACGACTACGACGCGCTGGCGGAGCAGTTCAGCAAGTAGCAAGGAGTCCTACCACCAAGTTTGAGTAGCTCCTTTCAGAGCTACTCATCCTTGGTAGTTAGACTAGGAGGTGAACATGAAACCGATTGTCAAGATTGGCAAGGCGTACTTCGTAGAGCTCGAGCACACGTCGATACAGATGTGGCTCGACGTGTACGCGCTTCCTGAAGAGGAGCCCAAGCGTTTCGTCATGACTCTGGGAGAGCTGATGAAGGCTCTTCGGGCAGCACGGAAGAGCGTTGCGGAACTTGAGCGTACGCTTGACGAGACTCGGAAGTACGTTGCGCTAGGTCTTACGCGTGATGAAGTAGACAAGGCAATGATGGGTGACAAGTACGTACCTCACTCATGCAGTACGACGCCGTACGACGCAGACGAGGACCTGAAGTTCCACTACAACAGCCTCTCGGATCTGTACGACTTCATCTACTACGCACGAGATGTACTAGAGGAGGAGTAATGTACTCCAACGAAGAGGCACAGCTTGCCGTGAACAAGGCTGAGCTGGGCCGCGTCCTCAACCGCATGAACACGGAAGACATCATTGGGGTGCTGAGAGAGCACTTCAACGAGGAAGGTCGGTCGCAGCTATCGATCGGCCTCCTACTCGAGGAGGAGAATGATGGCAAAGCGCAAGGGAATGTCGAGCGTCGACCGACGAGCGGACGAAGCGCCGAAGGTGGAGATCATCAAGACCGAGACGCGTAACTGCGTCATCCACGGTGAGCAGGAAGTTCTCACGGGCAACACCAAGACAGGTGTACTCGAGTGTGGTCACCTGTACGTGTTCGCCTTCGAGAAGACGGACAATCACGGCTTCGTGCTCGCTCCACCGTACCGGTTCACACCGGTGAGTATGTCATGAAGTTGAAGGTCATCGTCTACGATGACGACGGGATCGAGCAAAGTACCTTCACGTGCACGAAGGCTCAGTTTGAGCTACTTCCCTCCTACCAGGAGTTGCCAGAAGGTTGGTACATGATCGAGGAGCTGATCGATTCATGACTCCAGAAGAGCGACGCGAGCGAGACATCAACGCACTTCGAGCCGCGTTTGTCGGAGTAGATATCACGACAGTAACAGAGGCGCTCGTCGAGTGCTACGATCCAGATGCACTCGTGAGACTCATAGTCGACTTGAAGCACGAGCTCAGTGTCCCTGTGGAGCCTGGTGAGATGCCGGGGCACGGGATCTGGAAGCCACGAGAGCACGATCCGAACGAGAAAGTTGCCAAGCTGGAAGTCGAGTGCAACCAGTTTCACGGCGATCCAAGGACAAGAGTTCCGCACACACATGTGGAGTTGTAGTGAACGAAGTGATCAAGTCGCTCGCTGATCTGCTTGGCGAGATGGAAGAGGCTTGGCCAGACAACACCGACGAACACAAGATCGGCATCGAGATCTGCGGGCCTGACCAAGTCGTTCACAACATCGAACGCGTCGGTCTGCGACTCGGAGACGATGGTCGAGACACGATCGTGTTCTACTTCAAGGAAGAGAAGCAGCAGGACATCTTCCTCGAGACGATCGCCAAGCCGATCGCCGAAGAGTTCAATGCGAAGTTCGGAGTGAAGAAGGATGCACCTGAGTCCGCAGACAGTTCAGGAGCACGTGCACGAAGCGAACTGGCAGGAACAGAGGAAGGCGCTGAAGGGACGGACGACAGCAGTCAAGCTGACGTGCCTGAAAGCGTACCTGCGACAGGCAGGACAAAGCGAGCAAGAGCACGCGCATCGCGAAATCGTAGTACAGAACTACTTGACAGCTCTGAGTAGGGGCGGACAGATCGGTCTCTGTAACCTGGAGATGTCAGTCGAGTGGCAGATCGACAACGCACAGATCCGTCGTTGAAAGGGGAGGCTCTTCGGAGCCTCGCTTTGAGCGATAGGAGGTGAATATGCCGACCATAACCCACAAGTTCAAGTGTGAGCACCATCAAGCAGTACTGATAGGAGAACCTGAGTTCTCCATGTCAGAGCGCATCTACGAGTGGGAACTCGATCTATCGGAGATGAGCTGTCCGAAGATGCCTGAGTATCCAGATGTCGCGACCGAAGAGCAGATCAAGGCCTACGACGAAGAGGCTACGAAGTGTGTCTCGAGCTGGCAACATCTGCAAGTTGAGCGTGAGGGAGACTTCACACTCATCAAGGAACTAGAGATGGGGCAGTAATGGCGTTCGGAGGTAGGCGAGTTAGCCTCAGAAGCGAACCGACGCCCAAGGTCCTAGGTGTCACAGTTGGTCAAGCCTCTGACGAAGAGATGCTTGTGAAGTGGGACAACGGGACTAGAACAGTCGAGTACAACGAGGACCTGAACTGGGATGTTCAAGACGGAACCGGAAGGTCACAAGCTGACGACGACAGCGAACGAGGAAGTCGTCTTCAGGGGCAAGACGAAGAAGCGTCTTGCAGTTGAGTGTGAATGTGGAGACTATAGCGACCAAGCTAGGTGTGATTCGGTCGGGAAGGCTCTAGGCACACTCAACACGCGGTACAACGTGCACTTGAAGGAAAAGGGTGTGAGGTGAGTATAAACGATTTCGACTGGCAGATAGCATGGCGGTTCCTTCTGGCATTCTTCTCGACTACAGTCGGAATCGTACTCATTATCGGAATCTTTACCGCGCCTCTAGGAGTGGCACTGATCATCTTCGGATGTAGACCACTTAAGAACTACATGATGTTGAAACAAGGGCAGCTAGGAGAGCAGAAGTATGAGCGAGCCGTACAGCAAAGAGCAGCTGACAAGCGAAGTCGTCGAGCAGGAGCTGCGCGCACAGGAATCTGACAGTGACTACGCGCACATGCTCGACCAGAAGGTGAACGAGCTCTCGGACTACAATGCGTTCGAGACGATAGCCAAGCTCAAGATCGACAAGCAGACCTGCGCTGCCGAGATCATCAAGTTCGGTGAGATGTGCTCGATGATGAAGGGTGCTGGCTTCCTCGAGATCGAGTACGGATCGGGCCTCGTACGCAAGCGACTCAAGCCGTACGAGGAGCGCGTCGCTGACGTCGTGAGCAGCGAGGTCTATCGTCGACAGGGCGTCAACCGCAAGTGGAAGGAAGAGAACGAGCATCCAGTCGCTCAGGTCGTCGACGGACCTCACCGAGAGAATATGCAGCACCCCTAACAGGTCGAAACGCCCTTCGGGGCGTCTGCAGGTAAGGCCTGCACTGATGAGACCCTCCACAGGGAGGTAAAATGCCTGAGAACTCCGATGCAGTACTCGAAAGCATCCACGAAGTCGCTATGACTGCACTAGCAGGAGGTCCCCAGGAGTATGAGAAGGCACTGCAGCTCATAGCAGATCAGAGTTTGAAGGAGGAATGAAGTGGAAACCTACCTAGCAATCGATCCGCGCAAGACGAGTGGGAATGTAGTCGATATTCGACGCATCTGGGCTCCGCGCGTTGAAGTCGAAGTCCTACGCACTCACAAGCTCAGGATCCGCAACCGCTACGACGTGATCATGGTCGATGAAGGCCTACGTTTCTCGACTGGCCGTCTGGAGAAGAAGAAGACCTATGGAGTTTGAGCAGTCCAGGACGCGAGAAGACGGTTCTACACATCCTTCCCCGAAGGACAAGTACACGCGATTCGTCTGCAAAGTTCCAGGTTGCCCAGAACCACTAGGCAAATATGTCTTTAATCCCTCCCGTGCTAAAGCTAACGCTACCAGGCACAACCAGCGATACCACGGGGACTAAAAATTGCCCAAAAATTCTTTTGGAAACCACTTGTGTTCCCATCTGGATCCCCGATATAATATAAGTACAAGCAAAAAAGTGAGGGGAAAAAGGTTCCCCGCAACCGAACAGAGGGAGTAATCACAATGGCTGAGACCGAGACGGAGACTCAGGAGACTGAGACCGCGGCAGCCCCGGCGGCGAACGCGACTGGCAACACCCGCTTCCCGCTGCCCGACGGCATCGTGACGCCGATCCAGGTCAAGAACCACCTGGTCCAGAAGGGTCACGCGCCGAAGGACACCAAGCCGCAGGTGTTCTACACCTTCGTGAACAGCTCGAGCCCGAAGCAGGCCGACCCCTTCCCCGTCAAGCACTACGAGGAGGACGGCACCGCCCACGACGTCAAGGGTGGACCGGACGGCAACAAGGTCACCCGACCGGGTCTGGTTCTCGAAGACGCCGTCGCCTGGTTCCTGCGCCGCAAGGAGCGTCTGGCGAACAAGGGCACCACTGAAGGATCCGCCGCCACGTCGGAAGCTGCTGCCCCGGCCGACGATGCGCAGGTGGAGGCCGCCCAGACCGCTGCGGCAGGCAGTGTCTCGGAGCAGGCCGGCGACGAAGTCGAGGACGGAGACTTCGCCGAAGTCGAGTAGGTCGACTGGAGGATACCGCGGAACGGAAGTGGAGCACCGTCGCCGCCAGCCGAGATGCAAGTCGGGCGTATCCGCGTGGTGAAGGTCTCAGAAAGATTTGCCATAGTTGAGTACGAGACCTTCACCTGTCAACGTGAACAGGGACAACGCTGCTGAGTGTCGGCTAGTTTCCGTCATCGGAGGCACCCGCAGTACGGAACGTCCAAACCAGGCACTGGTGTCCCTGTTCACACCCTCGTGGGCGATTTAATCCCTTTTCTCGTCCATGGGTAGGGAGTATCGGATAGACAGTACAGAGGAGCATGCCTGGACCTTCGGGTCGGCGAGGCAGCCTAGACGTACTGGAGGCCCACTTGCCGCGACAAGCCGCAAGGGCTGGTTCGAGACCAGCTACTCCCACGTGCAGAGGTGGATGAGGAAGACCTTATAGGGCTTGACACTCACTTCCGAGTGACTTGTCCTGAGGTGTCCACGATATGCACGGGGCCGTCGCAGCTAGCGCCCTAATACCCCCCCCCATTGGGGCAGCAGCTGCGACGGCCTCTCAATTGGCCTATGGAGGTAATACATTGAACATCATTAACATCAAGGTCCGAGATGATGACATCCAGACTCTGAACGATGTGCTGGACCTAGAAGAAGAAGCGTTCACGGACGCGATGCACAACGACACGAAGGAACCAGCCAAAGGTTGGGAAGACCTTCTAGGGCGAGCAGGCTCGTACAGCGAGATCATCACCTCGATCAAACGCATTAAGGAAGCAATCGAAGATGGACAACCGGACTGAAGCCCCTCCTAGGCTGTTCTTGCACTGCTCTGCAGTCTTCGAGAAGATGAAGGCACAGAGCAAGGCACGACAGGTCGAAGGCAGTCATGCTTTGGTGTACGAAGGTTTCTTGACCAAGCTGATCTGCGAAGACCTAGGTCTGGCTACTCCGTACTACACGAGCGTCATGCACTACCTGAAGGCTATGGGTTGTGTTCGTCAGCTCGCTCGAGGCGGAGGACCGACTCCATCGCTCTGGGAGCTCATGCACGAGCCTGACATCGAGGCCTTCGAACGTGTAGAGAGTCAGAAGAAGAAGCCCAACACCTGGCGAGAAGGTGTTGACGACATTCAGCGAGCGATGCTGCAGCGCATCGACACGCTGGAGCAGCAGGTACAAATCCTTCTAGAGGAGGCAGCATCATGAGCGAAGGCAATAGCGGTCCTGGATTCACTACTGGTCCGGGAACGAACGAGCCCTTCAGCGGCAACCAGGAGCTCAGCCGCCGCGTCAAGGTGACCATCGTGGCAACGGGTGTGATCTCGATAGCGCGCTCGGACTACGACGACGAAGAGTCCGGCGAGAAGAACTGGACCAACGACGCGATCAAGCACTACGAAGAGACTACCGCCGACATCTCCCTCGACGAGCAGCTCGAGGGTTGCGACAACCTGACCAAGGTCGTCACCGTGGAAGACGCTCCCGATGAGTAGCAAGCAACAGGGCTACAAGGTCGTTCGGACGATTCATCTGACGAACGTGATCGAGTACCCCGCGAGTGCGAAGCTCGACGAGGTCCAAGAGATGGAAGTCGATCGAGACGGACACGATGACCTCGTCGAGCTGATGCTGGACGCGAACGAACTCAAGGTCGACGTGAAGGTGGAGCGCATCACCTGATGGCTGAGACGACCTACGAAGAAGCCAAGCGTCATACGGTCTGCGGCGAGCCAGGAGAGGAGGTGAAGACACAGAGAGGAGAGAGTCCAGGTGTTGTGGTGCACACATTCGAATGCAAGAACACCCGCTGCGCCGACCATGAGGGTCGATGGCTGGTGCAAACGAACCCGGACGGAAGTATCCCAACACCGGGTCACCGCGGTCCGAAGGCCTTCGCAGCGCTACCAGGCCAGGACACTAACGCAGCACAGGGTGCTCGGGACTATCTGAAGATGCTGGAGATCTGGAGTCTTCACCCGACCTGGTCAGAACAGCAAGTCTACCAATACCTACAGGAGCACTAGTGAGCGGCTGTCGCATTATCCAAGCACACAACCACGACTCGATCGCGGAGCGTGTACAGAAGGCGATCAGCGCCGCTGCCGACGACATCGCGGAACTCTACGAGGCCGCTTTGCGCGACGGCAACTTCGGAGTCGATGCGTTCCGTCGGCGTGCACACGAGATGATTATGGCACGTGCCTACTACGGTGACGCGTTGGTCAACGGTGAAATCACCGAGCAACAGCTGAAGGAGATACACGAATTCGCTAGGAAGCGTGAGCCGATCTCCGAAGAGGTCTACGACGAGTTCCTAAGCGTCTAAAAGCGTCTAACAAAAAAGATCTTGCGCCCTTGTTAGGATACGAGAGCAATGGACTAAAGTTGTTAGACGCTAACAGACTTCGGTCTATAAAGTCTATATTTCGAGCTTGCTCAAAAGATTTCAGATAATGACATGAACACAGACGAACTCATAGAACAGATCCAACTCGATGAAATAGCCGATGCACCTCTCATTACACCAGTCAACTACGCCAAACTCTACGCCAACATCACCCCTCAACTCGTCTACTACTACATAAGAACCCGCAAGTTGGAGATCGTCCACTGCAACTGCGGGCGCAAGTGCATCGATAAGGAGGCAGCAGATGAGCTCTTCAGATCAACCGGGAAGCTCCCCCGACCCGAAGGCTCGCTTGGGTCCGAGCTGGTGGACACCGGAGCTGGACAAGAAGTACCGGGAACAGAGGAATCCCACGGCTAGAGACTTGCTGAACAAACTCCACGCGATGGAACTGGACAACCCGAAGAGTCTTGATCTCCCTGTGGCTTGCTACTACGAGGGCGATTGGTACCAGTGGAACGGTGAGCTCCAGGACGTTATCGACTTCGAGGGCAATCAGTGTGTTGGGATCGAAGACGGTCCTACCGAACAGGAGAAGGCAGAAGCCAAGCTAATATCTGAGGCGCTCGAGACCCATGCTCGAGAAGAGAGCTGGAACCGTCCAGAGGTGCTTGAAGCCAAGCAGAAGGGAATACTCCCATGAACATGACTGACGAGGAGATTCGCCAGCTTCAAGACCTACTCAACAAGTTCTGCAACGACGATAGAACCACAGACCGCTTCAAGACAAAAGCGGGGATCGTCGCTCACGAGGCAGAATTGATGAGGCGATCATGAGCCAGCCAGCTAGTGACGACTACGGCTACCGGTTCACCGACCGAATGGTGCGTGAGCGTCACAGTCTCAAACGGTGCGCAGAGGAGTTCCTTCGAAGCTACGGAGGCGACTTCGAGTTCCTCACAGGGGCGAAGTCGTTCCTCGAGATACGAGGTCCTCTCCCTGTGGCGATGACTCGAGGGGTGCTCAACTGCATGCGTAGTGATCCACAGGGGCAGCACATGCTCAAGGGCTTCCGGGAGGAGCTGCCGCCGCGTCCCAGGTTGGAAGTTGTCGAGAGACGTCGACCAGCTTGGATCAATCTGCCTTCAGAGTGGCACTACGACTTCGTGTACTCCACCGCCAAGACAGCCCAAGTCGTTCACTACTTGGACAGGAAGCGCTCCGCCGTACGGTGGTATCCGCATACAGGTCAATTCGAGCTCAGACTCTTCTCCCACTGCAAGCCGCTGTACAAGCGCCTCTACCACGAAGCAGGAGAGCCTAGCTACCTGTTCGCCAGCCATGTCATCGAGGGCCGACGTATGTGCCCTCTGTGTATGAGGAGGGCTTCATGACTAAGGCTGAGTGGGACATCATCCTCTCGCTTGTCGGTACAGGTCTGCAGGTAGCTAAGACCAATCCCCAGGTGACAGCTGACGAGCTGACCGAAGTAAACGAGGTCGTAGACAAGTTCATTGCCTTCGTCGAGGACGAAAAGGACGCAACATGATCTTCAAGGCACGTATCGAACCTCCAAAGCCTGCTACAGACGTGACTACCATCCGAGCGATGGAGATCTGGATCCAGGCCGATGGCATCGTCGATGCTGTCAACTACGCATCGAATCTAGCTACGAACCTCGGCTTCGATCCGAAGCATGTGACCAAGGTGATCGACGTCACCCCTGAAGAGGAAGAGGTGAAGAAGGATGAAGGCAAAAGTCGTACCCGGCCTCATTGGTGAAGGAGCAGGCTGCAATATCCCTGACTATCACGGTCCTAAGCACAAAGGACATGCGAGGTGCATCCGTGAGCGACGAAAGCAGCAGGCGCGCGCGAACCTGGCGAAGACGAAAGAGAAGCGTAATCGGCAGGGAGTGGACCCCACCAGGCTTGCAAGACGTGGGAGCGGGAGTCTGGTGCAGAGCGCACAGGATCAGACACCCGTACAACGGCAAGAGCAGGGTGAAACGCTCCTTCGAGAAATCTTCGAACGGCCGGTGGAAGATACTCTGGCTGTGTCCGATCAACAACGACGTGATCGGTGAGCTATGTCTGGATCAGTCAACGCCTCAGAAGGAATATCCTTTGTTGGGTGGCTCTGGATCATCATCGCCATCCTCATAGCCATCAACGCCATCGCAATAACCGTCTTGATCTGGAAGACGCAACGATTCAGATACGGATGGAAAGACTTCGGAGTTAACAGTCACTTCGAGAGCTGTGAATACTGCAATGGCGGAGTCCAGGTTCTCGGTTGGGACAACGAGACCAAGACGACCTACTACGGCAAGTTCGACAAGAAGACGCTCTCAATGATGCACACGCAGAGCGGCGGGTACTTTCAACCGAATCAAGCAAATACGAGGTCATGTCAGGAATGTTCGGGGCTTGGTGGGCATTGGATTCGCGACGGAGACCGCGTCGTAGGAATACCAACAACGACAACTTGGCGCCGCAAATAGAACCATTCGAGACATTCTGGCACGATTGTGCAAAAGAGATAGTACGGTACAGAGAAGCCTTCTTCGACATGTTCTGGCTGATGCTACTGACAGATGTATGTCTCGGAGCAGTACTCAAAGTTTGTATCAACATAGGTTGGTTCATACACTGACCTTCTTCCTGAGTCGGCGCGTCGGCGAAGGCGCGTCGTCCAGGGGAGAAGATCCCTCCAAACAGAAACGGTGGATTCAAATGAACAAGCGTCTCATCGGCGGCATCGCTACTGCGTTCGTCGCTGCCAGCACCATCGTCGCGGGCGCCACCATGTCCGGTGCCGCTACCGTCGGCTGTCAGGACTCGGGTGCCTTCCAGGGCTACTGCGGTACCCAGACCAACGGCCTGCACCTCGCGATGAACGTCAAGCAGAACGTCGCCAAGTCGGGTCAGCCGGTCATCGGCTACGCGCTCTCGGCCGCTCAGAACGAGGACTTCATCTGGCTGCAGCAGGGCAACGCTCCCGCGGGCCAGAAGGAGGCCATCTACGCGCCCAACGGCGTGCCGACCAGCCTCTGCCTGAGCGACCCCGAGCAGTCGGGTGCGGCGACCTACCAGCTGCGCTCCTGCAACGGCAGCATGTACCAGGGCTTCACCTACACCGACGGTGAGTGGATCAACGCCAAGAGCGGCTGCGCCATCAGCTCCAACACCGACGGCAAGAGCAACCTGCTCGAGCACGCTGACGCGGGCACCGACAACGACCACACCACCTGGACCTTCTCGTCCGCGGCCGCCTAGCTTCAGAGCGCGTTCTGTCCTGCTGTAAAAGGTCGGCGAAGATGAGAGTACGCGGTCACATCATATGTCGCCTGAGTGCCAAAGGTCTACCCATGCCGCGGGCCCTAACCTCCGCACGATACGGTCGTAGACCTCATCAGGACTAGCTCTGAGAGTCAGGCTCGGTGCTTTCGGGTTAAGCACGACAGGAGTCGTGTTCCGAGTCTGGCTCTGAGGGATGGTCCCTCGGTTGGGAGAAGAGAATGAAACGTTTGGTTTTGCTGCTCGGGATCGTGGGTGCAGCCCTCGGTCTGATCGCCCCTGTGGCAGCAAGTGCGTCGACGTCGGTCGGGCACGCTCCCGCTTCTGTGTCGGCCAAGCACAACCCACTGAACAGTCTGCTGTACAACACTCACTACGACGCGTACCAGGGCGGCGACGGCAACGGCAACTTCGTTGACGACGGCACCTACGACCGGCTGGACCTGATCAACAACGGCTCGGTGGTCAGCGCCTCCAGTCAGTACCCGTTCACCCCTGGGTCGGGCATGAACGCCACGTACGACGGCGATCCGATCTACGTGATGTACTACACCGGATCCAGCAACTGCGTCAGCATGAGCGGAAGCTGGACGGTGACCGGATACGGCACCGGAGCGTGCGGCGGGTCGCACTGGTACTCGGCCTGGGTCAAGACGCAGAACGCGGTCGATGGCCAGACGGGTCACAGCTCCTGGGTGAACGTGGGAGCGTCCAACGCCGCTGGTCACGGCATGTACCTGTACGCCGATGGCCTAGGCGTGACCGACCAGGTCGCCCCGTACGGCTACTCGGTCGAGTCGTTCATCTGGACCAACTAGGAGGAAAATGTTCAGCAACGGCAATTCATTCGGTGGGTCGAGCACCTGCATCGGCGTCCAGACTGACGCGCCGAAGCACACTTGGGACATGCTGATGTCTCGAGTGACTGGCGCGGTAGGCTTCAACCCATGGAAGTTCTGATCCATCCCTGAACGTCGTCCCAGGGCAGCAGGAACGTTTCGCCGCGAGCCTTGGCGGTCCTGGGACGACCTTGAGGAGGTGAATCATGACCACCAAAAATGCAGCATACGCGCTGCTACTCAGAGCAGCAGTCATCATCGGCGTAGTAGTGGGCTTTGCCTGCTGGAACAACATCTACACACGGATAATGATCGGATGTGTAATCCTATTCATCTGGCTAGGGATCGAAGTGCTCCACATCTCTACCCCAAGCATTCTGCCGAGGTACCCGAATGAAGCTCTACGAACACCAGATCCAGTGCGTCGAGAAGGTTGGGTGGAAGACATACACTCAGAACACGGCGATGGGGACGTCACGTCTCATCGCGGACGATATGGGCCTAGGAAAGACATATGAGGGTCTTGCCGTAGACGGAGACCTACGCAAGGACAAGTACGCCTACCGTCGTCCTACTCTGATCGTCGCGCCCTCAGGTACGCATCCTGATTGGGCTGATTCGATCATGGCCTACAACGACAGCTGGCTCGAGGACAACCGTCCTACTCTAATCCGAATCATCGATCGGAAGAACCGTCAGCCCTTCATCAACGCCCTCAAGGACTGGGAAGACTGGCGTATTGATCCGAACATAGCAACTGCATGTTACTTCATCATGCACTACGAGGGCCTACGGCTGATTGATGAGCTGAAATATGTCAAGTGGTTCCACATCATCGCAGACGAAGTACACCGAATCAAAAATCGAGCATCGCAACAGACTCGAGCTCTCAAGGCTTTGGATACGAAGTACAAGACAGGTCTCTCCGGCACTCCCGCGGATGATAAACCGCAAGACATTTGGTCGGTTCTGAACTGGCTCTGGCCGAAGACCTACCGTTCGTACTGGAAGTTCGTCAACCAGACGTGCGTGTTCGAAGACACTGAACTGCAGAAGCTCAAGTACGGAAGAACCTTCAAGAAGATCCAGGGGGTGAATCCCGAAGGTGCCGAACGTATGCTCTCTACCATCGCCCCGCACTACGTTCGCCGTAAGAAGAGGGATGTGGGTATTGATCTTCCGCCGAAGACATATACCTCCCGATACATCGACCTCGGATCCCAGCAGCGTCGGACTTACGATGAAATGCGTAAGGACATGCTTGCTTGGATGGGAGAGCAAAGAGACGTGCCCTTTGTGGCTACTGCGGTGATTTCCCAGCTAGTCAGACTACAGCAAATGGCGCTAGCTTCCCCTGTGGTTACTACGGATGGACACGTCCGCGAGATGACACTACCATCAGCCAAGCTAGATGCTCTTGAGGAGATCATCGATGGAAATCCCAACGAACCCCTTGTCGTCTTCACCCAGTCGAAATCTATGGTCAACCTCACAGTTCGGACCCTTCGTAGTAAGAGAATCGAGACTAGGGCATACACGGGTGACGTGTCACAACGTGACCGTGATGACGCGGTTCAAAAGTTCCAGTCTGGACACGTACAGGTTCTGGCTTGTACCATCGCTGCTGGCGGTGAAGGTATCACGCTCCACCGTGCATCGACCGCGATTTTCCTCGACCGAGTTTGGAATCCAACTCGTAACCGACAAGCAGAGGACAGGCTTCATCGCATCGGTCAGAAAAATCCTGTCCAGATCATTGACATCGTTGCGCGCAACACCGTAGACCTTGGACGCATGCAGCGCATCGCGAACAAGTGGAGCCAGCTCGCTCTTATCCTGGGCGACAACGTAGATGAGGAGCAGTACCTTGCTAGCTGACAACGTCGAGTCCTCCGTCGACGCTCTCGAGCCGATGTTCATGGATGCTCTGAAGCGACTCAGCTTCGGGATCAAGATCATCCGTGTCGACGTGAACATGCAGATAGGTCAGACACCTCACGGTCCGATGCCTATGGTGGCTTGCATCTACACCGCCAAGGGGCGACTCATCGGACCGGAACACGATCCTGCTCAGATCACGATGATCCCCCAGTACGTGCGTGATCAGGAATTCATCGACGAGCAGATCGAGCAGGGATGCAAGGCCCTTCGCGACGCGATCGCGATGCAGCTCGTAGCAGGTAACGGCAAGCTCGACCTCAACAATCTTGACCTCAAGCAGTTCGGAGACAACTCATGACGGTCTACCAGACTTATGAAGGTCCCTGTCCTCTCGACCCTGAGTACAAGCCCGACCTCGAATCCACTGGGTCGTTCCGCATGCCGATGTTCGACGACCTTATGACAAAGTCCACAGGGGTACTGGCTCCAGAGTTCACCCGTGACATGTACGCACGGGTCAATCGAGACAAGATGCGCGCGACTGTCGATCGGACTATCGTGCGTATGAAGGATCAGTTCACCTGCCGTATCCCGATGCGCTTCGATCCAGTCGCCGATACGATGGCAGCTCTGCAGACGGCCTTCGACCAACGAGAGAAGCGATACAACCTCAAGCCTGTCGCTGAGCCATACCTCGAGAAGCCGATGGGAACAATTCACCGCGGCGAGGTCATCCGAGAGCCAGAGCACGCAACTCAGCTGTTCGACCAGCCAGGCGACGAGACCGACGAACTAATCAAGATCTGGGACGAGGAGCAGGAGCGAATCAATGCTCGAGCCAATCGGAAGCACTTCAAGCGAATCCGGACCTTCTGCCATCTCGTCGGAGTGGCGTTCAACGTCGCCCTCCGCGAGGGTCGTAAGGCCTAGACACTCTTACGTCTACGACGAGAGGGAAATCAATGAACAGGCTACCTTGGCACAAGCTGCTGCGACTACGCGTCGGGACGAGTGCATCGAGATCATCCACTACCACAAGGCCGCCGATTCTTGCGAAGACATCAAGCACCGAGCTTTCGAGAAGGGCGTCGAGGTGTCGGTGGAAGCGTCAGGACGGCATGAGTCATGATGCTTATCGTAGCACTCCAGAACGGCTCGCCTGAAGATCACGCAGCAGCACGGCTCGCTCTGGACTCGATGCAGCATGTCAAGAAGCTCGCCTATGAAGTCCTTGACACAGATGGACAACCCACTGGTAAGTGGAAGAAGGTCGATCTCGACTTCGTAGCGATTAGCGGAACGGAGATGAAACATCGTGGACAAAGTCCAGCAAGTGATGACCTGGGGTAAGTATTACTGGCCGTTCGCGATGCTCTTGGTTTCCGTCATCATCGGTGGACCTGAGATCTTCGCGCTCATCACCAACCCCAACAACACGTTGTCGGACTACAGCTGGTTCGAACTCGGCGTGCACAAGCACTTCGTACCGACAATCTCCTGGTACGCAAGCTTCGGCGTCTACATCATCGTCGCAGTGGTACTAGCGATTCACATCTGGTTCAAGGGTGCCTAGCGTACCGGTTCGCTATATGACATTTGGCGAGCTTATGCAGAAGAAGGAGCACCTAGAAAACATACTCAGACTCCTAGAGGAATACGACTATGACAGCGTATGTCAGGAGCTAGGCGAAATTCAGTTCCTCATAGGGAAGGAAGACAAGAAGTATGGCCAGAGCAGTCATTCTCGACTTCAAGGACGACCAAGCAGCAGAGAAGCTGATGGAGCTGCTCATCAGGACTCAGGAAACACCTGATGAAGATGGAACACCAACTGCCATGGCAACCATTCTGGCAGCACACGCAAAGCCAGTGGCTCTGCTTCCTCGTCCTGTGCGTGGTTGCGAATGCCGTCGTAAAGGAAGAGTACAGGGCTGGACACGAGCAGTGGGTACTGGCTGGTTCGTTTGTCCCCAGTGCTTCCGTCCGCACAAGACTGTTGTCAGAAACTGGTACGTCAACCTCTGCATGCAGTCCAGGAATCAACTCAAAGCGATCAAGGATCGACTGGCTGCTGAAGCCAATCCCCCTGAAGTGGCTGATAGTGCTGACTCTGCAGGGAGCACTTCTGCTACTGATACTCCTGAAGGGAGCCTAAACAATGCCGATCGACGACCCGCCTCCGATACCGGGGATGATTCAGTTCGATCTGAAGCTGGAGAGACTGTACCCAGGCAGTCCACCGGCCTACCTAGCGACACCAATTAGATCTCGTGTCATGTTCGAGATCGCCTTCGAAGATGACGAACAGGCCGAGAAGCTCGAAGGCAAGATCCGCCAGCTGCTTCAGGGACCAGATATGGTCGTTGTCAGCCCGGAAGAACTCGCTGAGCGAGATCCACTATGAACAATCTAGTCCTAGTGGAGTTCCCGACAGAGGCTGACGCCGACAGCTTCCGCGAGGTATGGGAAGAGCTACGCAAGCACGGGTACACGACCAACTACCAGACAGCCGTACTTCTGCGCGACCTAGGAAACGCGACGGAGAAGGAACAATGACTGACAACGACGTAGCCCTCTGGGGCATAGTAGCCTTCTTCAGCCTCGTAGCCTTCGCCATACTCGTCTTCTCCATTCGAGAGGTACTGGTAGCGAAGTACACAGGCAAGAAGCCAAGTAATACAGAGTAATAGGAACCTCTTGTGTTCCCCGAGTGACCTGAGATATACTTAATCTCTAGGGGGTTATCAGTGGACCTTGTGCATGAGATACATACGACTGAGCTCCGGTCGTACCGCGGCTGCCGTCGTAGGCACAACTGGGCATTCAACGAGAACCGTCAGCCAGTCAGAACTGCGATACCTCTCGAGTTCGGAATCGCCTTCCATAAGGCTATGGAAGCGATGTACAACCCTGAGACTTGGGGAGCTCCACGTACCCTGATCGCTCAGTTCGCAGAGGCAGCGTTCCGTGAAGAGTGCGCCAAACAGAAGTCGAACTACCTTCGAGTCACTGAGCGTTACGGACCTGACGATGAGAAGGAGCGCGACTACGAGAAGCTCGTCCAGCTCGGCGTAGGGATGATCTACTGGTACGTCAACGAGCAGCTCCCTGTGGCTGAGTTCACAGTGGTGAGGGTCGAGGAGACGTTCCAGGTCCCGATTCTCGATGAGCAGGGTAACCAGCTCATGTGCAAGTGCGACTTGTGCTGGAAGAAGCATGTACAAGCATTCGGCAATCATGGTCGACAGACTTGGCTAGGACTGCCAGTCGTCTTCGAGGGTCGGATCGACATCATCCTTCGGGACAAGTGGGGCAACTACTGGATCGGTGACTGGAAGACGACAGCTCGGATGATGACAGAGGACGCTGACATCATCCTCGAGATTGACGATCAGGTCACAGGTTACGTATGGGCCCTACGAAGGAAGCTGAAGCTAGGCATCCGCGGGTTCAAGTACATCGAGCTTCGGAAGGGTTACCCAGAGCCACCGCAGAAGCTGAAGGTGACTCGTCTTGGTCGAGCGTACTCAGTCAGTCAGAGCCAGACGACCGACGTCGACACCTACATCGAGACTGTCAAGGCAGGCGATCCCGAAGCCTACAAGGCAGGACTGTACAACGAGTTCATTGCCTGGCTGAAGGACGAGGGCACCAAGTACATCGAGACGCACACTATCTACAAGACTGACAAGCAGCTCGACATGTTCCAGAAGGAACTACTTGAGCAGGCACGCGAGATGATCGACCCTGCAACCGCTCGCTACAAGTCCCCAGGACGATTCGCTTGTAGCGATTGTGCCTTCCAGCAGCCGTGTATCGACATGGATCAGGGTAACGATTACCAGTACGCACTTGACACAATGTTCGAAATCAAACCAAGGTACTACGTCCTCAACGCACCCTCAACTGACAAAGGACTAAGCAACTAATGCCTGATATCATCCCAGACGACGACCTCATGGCGACGCCTGAAGAGAAGTCGAAGTATGCAGAAGAGTCACAGTCTGAAGGACCTGCGGACAACGACACTGCTGCTAGCGACTCCGTGACTGAGAACCAGACGCTCGCTCCGCCTGCAGCTCCTGCTCCGATGCCTGATGAAGAAGGTGGTCCGTCACACGAGCAGATCGTACATGAGGACCACCAGGCTCGAGAGAAGCCGAAGACCTTCGTCGAACAGAAGGTTGGCGCACTGACCTTCGCAGGCATTCCGATGGCTACCGTCGCTCAGGTGAAGCCGTTCGTCAACAACATGATCTACGGCCAGCCTGGTGCGGGCAAGACTCACGTAGCAGCCACAGGGGCGTTGAGTAAGCATCTTGCGCCCATGTTGTACGTCAACGCCGAAGCTGGTGCGAACACTCTCCTCAAGTTCAGAGCAAAAGTCGGCGACAACCTGATGGTGATTCCCGATCCAATGCTGCAGTCAGGTATTCGATGGGACCAGTTCGAAGCCGTCTACGACGAGCTCGATCGCCAGTGCTACAACAGCAAGGACAAGCCTGACTTCCGCACGGTGACGATTGACACTGGCACTGAGCTACAGAAGATCAACATGGACGACGTGATGGCTCGTGCGATCAAGCGCCGACCAGATCACGATCCTGACGTGCCCGACCTCCACGACTGGGGAGCTTCGGGTAATGCAATGAGGAAGTACATGAGGCTCTTCCGCAACCTGCCGATGAACTTCATCTTCCTCTGCCACGAGACTGTCGAGCGGGACAACAAGGGCATTCAGTGGAAGCGTCCTGACCTGCCCGGCAAGCAGGCGAACCAGGTAGCAGGCCTGTTCGACCAGGTAATGTATCTCTACACCAAGGAAGGAGAGAAGGGAGACGAAAGCAAGGCTACAGTCATCAACCGGTACCTGCTGACCGGTGCGCTAGAGGGTTACGTCACTAAGGACCGCTCAGGCAACTTGCCGTTGGTCGTAACCGAACCCAACATGCACAACATCTACGAACTCATTCACAGCTGAAACGAGAACACACATGGCAATCAAAGTCAACATGTCAGACCAGGAAGCCAAGTCCGGTGAGGGTGGATTTGGACTTCCGTCGGGCCTGTACGACTGCATCATCACTGAGGTCGAGCCGGCTGACTCGCAGTCGGAGAACAACCCCGGCAAGCCGCTGCTGAAGTTCACGGCGGACGTCCAGTCGGGCGAGCACGCTGACAGTCAGATCAAGTGGACCGCGTGCTGCTGGGACGGCGCTCTCTACACCATCGTCGGGATGCTCAAGGCTCTGGACGAGTACGAGAACGCGACCCAGGGTGATGGTCTCGACATCCCCGACGCTCCTGAGTTCTACATCGGCAGGCGTCTGATGGTGCGACGCGGTCTGAACAAGAAGACGAAGGCCAAGAACCCCGAGGACGACCCCGCATCGTGGATCGAGGTGCGTGGGTTCTCTCCGTACAAGGAAGGCGAAGCCAACACCACTGGTGGCCAGCGTAAGGCTGCCGCGGCTGGTGGGATCCTTCCGTAACTGAACTGGGTGGGGTCTACTGGATACAGGCGCAGTCTCGCCGGCAGAGACAAGCGAGCAGTAGGCCCCACCCTTTGAGAGGTGAAGAGGAATGCAATGGCGGGTCTCGGAGACTTCTTCGCATCATCGTATGGGCAGACAACTGGCTATGCCTGTATAGCGACGCGCAAGACTGGCGGTGTCTTCGAGGAACAGTTCTTCAAATGGCCAGAACAGTCCGACGCGATGCTTAGTCACATCAGGAACGAGGGGCTGTACAAGAACGTCTACTTCTGCCCGCAGCTACTGACCGATAGGAGGCGAATCAAATCAAATGTGGGACTGGTCCAGTGTGTTTGGAGCGATCTCGACGATTGCAGTCCTGATCTTCTGCTGTTCCCTCCTACCTGCGCTTGGGAAACAAGCCCTGGACGATATCAGGCGATTTGGGCTTTGGATGAGCCCATCGAAGCGGAAGATGCTGAAGACGCTTCGAGACGAGTCGCGTATGGTCATGCGGGTCAGGGTAGTGATCGATCGGGATGGGACCTCACTCAGCTACTCAGGATACCTGGTACTAAAAACTTCAAGTACGGATCCGGAGGCGATGCTCCTAAGGTCAGCATCCTGGTCTGGAATGATGACGTACACGCCCTTGAGGAATTCAGTGCTTATCCTCCCGTCGAGGGATATGAATATCTAGACATTCCGTTCCCTGACGATATGATCCCTGAGAAGGGAAGTGAGATCCTTGAGCGGTTCTCATACAAGATCAACGGGGCAGCACACCACCTTTACTTCCAAGCACCAGAGGGAGACAGGAGCTCAGCACTCTTCCGCCTGGAGATGTATTGTCTCGAGGCTAACCTCAGCCTGGCGGAGACGTTCCAAGTATGTAGAGACGCCGCCTGTAACAAGTTCAGTGACAATGACCTTCGACTCTGGAAAGACGTATGTCGCGCATCTAGTCGTCATGCGGACCAGATACGGCTCGCTACGGCGCCGCCTAGTAATGAGCCCGCTCTCGTCACCCCAGAAGAGAAGGCCTGGCTCGACAAGCACCCATCATTCATAGAACGGTACATCGATTGGGCCAAGTCAGTTGGCGACGCGGCAGTGCAGTATCACGAAGCAGGCGCATTCGTTCTTCTTTCATGTTTGCTATCTGGTTCGCTCAAACTCCTGACGCAGTACGGATCGCTAACTCCAAATCTTTGGTTCATGATCCTCGCAGATACGACTTTGACCCGAAAGTCTACTGCGATGGACTTGGCGACAGACATTCTTACGGAGATTGATGACACAGCGCTAATGGCTACGGACGGATCGATCGAAGGTCTCATGACCGCGATGGCAGCTCGTCCTAACAAGCCAAGTCTGTTCCTTCGTGACGAGTTCACAGGTCTGATGGAGCAGATGAACAAGAAAGACTACATGTCCGGAATGAAGGAGTTCTTCACCAAGCTCTACGATGGCAAGTTGCAGAAGCGTCTGCTCCGTAAGGAAGAGATTACCATCCGCGAGCCACGTCTGATTATCTTCGCGGGCGGGATCAAATCTAAAATGCTACGCATCCTTGACCATGCTGACGTAGAGTCAGGATTCCTTCCTCGATTCGTCTTCATCACAGCTGACTCTGATCCAAAGCGCGTAAGGCCTCTAGGTCCCCCTGTGGCTGCTCAAACTCAGGGGCGCGACCGGATCATCATGGAACTACAACAGATTGCCAAGACACACGACGTTACTGCACCGATCGAGCTAGGAGGCAAGGTCGTCGGTGTGCAGCGTGTTGTCAAAGAGGTCACGTTGACACCAGAGGCGTGGGATCGCTACAACAAGGTCGAGCAGACGTTGACGCACCTAGGAGTTGAAAGTGGACCCGAGCGGGCTGAGACTCTGGTGCCTATGTACGTCCGCCTCGCCGGAAGCATACTCAAGGCGTCTTGCCTCCTTGCGGCGACTAGATGCGAGGAGGAGGTGGTGGTTGGTGCGCTTGATATCGCCCGTGCTGCTGCCTATGGAGATGTGTGGCGACGATACGCTCAAGACATCATTGTCAACGTTGGTCAAGGAAGCGCTGAGCACAAGATCGGACTGGTACTGAAGGCTATCCAGAAGAAGGGTAGCATGTCTCGATCGCGGCTCATGCAGACGTACCATCTCATGGCAAGAGAGATGGACGACATCGAAAAGACCCTCATAGCACGTGGCTTGATCACTAAGGGCGGAGAGGGCCGCTCTACTTCATACAACAGCCTGGAAGAGGTAAAGGCATGAGTGATGGTATCGCTGTCGTCAGTGGCGGGCTCGACAGCGTGACTTTGCTGTATCATCTGGTCGCGATGGGTTACAACCCCGACGTGATTAGCTTCAACTACCTTCAGCGGCACCGTAAGGAGTTGGACTACGCACAGGCAGCGGCAGAGCGACTCAACCTTCGATGGGACTGTATCGATATCGGCCGAGTCGGTGAAGCCCTTGCTGAGGGTGGATCGGCTCTTGTCGACATCGCCCACTCAGAAGTGCCTGAGGGTCACTACGCTGAAGAGAACATGAAGCAGACGGTGGTCCCCAACCGGAACGCCATCATGGCAACGATCGCCACAGGGGTATGCGTTGCGCGAGGAGGCCAGTACGTAGCTTTGGCGCCGCACAATGGAGACGCGGCTATCTACCCTGATTGTCGTCCGGCGTTCTGGCGCGAGTTCGAAGCTGCTATGAAGCTAGCAAACGAAGGGTTCGTGCCCCGTGAGTGGGGTCTCTTGACTCCATTCATCAAGATGTCGAAGACCGACATTGCTTCGGTCGCGATGCGTCTTCAGGTTCCTCTCGCACTGACCTGGTCGTGCTACAAGGGCGACAAGATTCACTGCGGGCGATGCGGTACCTGTGTCGAGAGGCTCGAAGCCATTCACGACTCAGGAGCGTTCGTGTACGACGAGACCGCATACGAGGACGAGAACTACTGGCGTACCCAGATCGAGAAGGCGAGCACTAAGTGACGCAGTCAATCGCTGTCATTCACAACTTCGAGGCAGCCCATCGGCTGTACCTCACTGAAGGCAAGTGCGAGGCAATTCACGGACACTCCTTCAACGCTCTCCTGCAGATGGTCGGACCTGTCGACGACAAGGGAATGGTCTGCGGACTCGACTTCGGCGGCGTCAAGCTCAACTACCGAAACCACCTCGACACATGGTTCGATCATCGACTCCTCCTCAACCGAGAAGACCCTTGGGCTCAGGATCAGGACCCTGAACAGCGATATGGAGATGGTAGTGAACGTCTCCTACCAGGTCTGATGAAGCTCGACGGAGATCCGACAACGGAGAACCTAGCGCGCTGGATCGGCGAGTGGTGTCAGAAGATGTGGCAGCCTAACGGGATCACAGCGATCACTCTGACCGTTCAGGAAACAGCTGTCAATGCAGCGAGTTGGGACTGGGATGCTGAGACTGCTTGAGCACTACACGTCGACACAAGGTGAAGGCCCTAGTGTCGGCGTCATGAGTCAGTTCGTGCGCTTCGCAGGCTGCAACCTTCGCTGCCCCCTGTGGCCTTGTGACTCGCAGTTCGCTATCGAACCGAAGCTGTTCAAAGACAGCTACATCAGCGTTTCACCCCAGGAGCTCGCCAGCCGCATCAGACGAATGGAGGGCGCCAATGGAGCTCGCAACATCGTCTTCACCGGCGGCGAGCCCTTTCTTCAACCGAGGGCGAATCTACGTCAGACAATGACCGAGCTAGACGGAGAGGCCTTCACGTTCGAAGCGTTTACGAATGGGACACTTCCCTTTGATCTGGAGATGATGGACCGAGGTCTTCAGCCAGTGATGGACTGGAAGCTCTCAGGTTCAGGTGAAGGCAAGTTCAGCCAAGTACGCGTTGACAACGTAGAGCAGATGATGCAATACGGCCAGGGCGCACTCAAGTTCACTATCGCAGGTAGGAACGACTTCGAAGAGGCTCTTACCATCTGGCAGAAGTACGTTGACGGCGGACCTAAGCTTCCTGTGTACGTAGGTCCTGTCTGGGACAAGCTTCCTGCATCACAGCTTGTTGAGTGGATCAAGCTTCGACGACTTCCCTGGATCCTCAACGTCCAGGTTCACAACTATGTATATGGAGCGCACACACGTGGAACCTGATCGTGACGAGTGGGACGAGGAACTTGCGCACACCAGATTCGCCAACGTCTACGGACTAGCAGAGTACCTGCTTATCGACGTAGCGAAGATGGATCCTTCGAGTCCTCACGCCAAGAACACTCCGAAGCGTTTCGTCCAGATGCTTCGGGAGCTAACGACTCCTGACAAGTTCGAGTTCACGACCTTCCCTGCAACGAGTCGTGACATGGTCGTCATCAAGCAGGTTCCTGTCATCAGCGTGTGTGCTCACCATATCATCCCGTTCAGAGGATACGCTCAGGTCGGTTATATCCCTGAGCAGACGGTAGCGGGACTGAGTAAGATCCCTCGACTGGTCAAGGCACTTAGCAAGGGGCTTTCCGTCCAGGAAGAGCTCACCGCCGAGATCGCTGAGCAGCTGACAAAGCATCTCGGTACCGAACACGTCGCAGTAGTCATGGAGTGTGAGCATCTGTGCATGACTATAAGGGGGGTGCAAGCTCCGGGTACTACTACGTACACAGCAACCATGCGTGGTCACTTCGGTGAGCACGACCGAACAGCCAAGGACGAATTCCTGAGAGCGATAGGCAAATGAACGAACCTTACATGGCAGGAAGTAAACAGACCCGACAGCTCAACAAGCCTCCAGGTCAGCCTGCGGACCTGAGAAGCATCGCACTCGAGTGTCAGCAGGACTCGCATGACTGGTTCCCCGACACTGCTGACGACCTCGTGTTCCAAGTCCTCTCACTCGCTGGCGAGGTAGGCGAGCTTGCCAACGAGGTCAAGAAGTGGGCTAGGGGCACATCCTCCGAGAGCCAGATGAAGGAACGGGCTCGGGACGAAGCCACCGACGTCTTCGTCTACCTCATGAACATCTTCGCCGAACTCGATACAGACCCCTTGGAGGCCTACCGTGCCAAACGACGAGTCAACGAAATTCGATTTGGCCGAGCTGCTAGCGGCGGCCGACCTAGACTTCGTGACTCAGTCGGCCGAGAGAATGGACATGGGGGCCAAGAAATACGGCCCCCTCAAGTTCCTTGAGGTAGACACCTTCGAAGAGGCAATGCAGGAACTTCTTGACCTGAACAACTACTCTCGCATGCTATACATCAAGCTGTACATGCTTCGTGCCTCAGTGCAGAAGCTGGTCGAAAAGCATCCTGCAGCAGACGCTCAGGGGTTCGTATCAACAAGGGAGATGTTCGGTAAGCATGATTGACCAGTCCATCCTTCAGCAGCACGCACAGCCTGTCAGAGACAAGGTTCGCTTCCTCGACGCAACTCATCTCAAGCCTGAACTCCAGTTCATCGTCGAGATGTACGAAGACTTGGCAGCGAACGTGCTTCATCAGGTTCCCTCCTCTCCCGAGCTGACGCTTGCCATGCAGAAGCTCGTCGAGGCGAAGGACCAGGCAGTGCGAGCCAAGCTGCACGCCGCTGAGAAGGAACTGAAGTTCTTCAGCAACACCGACAGCTGAGACGATTCGGGGGCAGGACGAAGGATCCTGCCCCCTCGGCGGAGGAAAGAAATGGACATCGCACTTATCCCACCGGTAGGCAGGATCAGCAGCATCATGAATGCTCGATTCCAGATGATGCTGCCTTCAGCTTTGAAGTACGAGACCTACCGCTCCTGCTACCAGTACCTGGGACAGTGGGATGGATCGTACGTGATCATGGACAACGGGATGTTCGAGGAAGACAAGCCTCGCTCCCATGAGCAGGTCATCGCGCTGGCTTCTGAGTACAAGGTCAACGAGATTGTCATTCCTGACGTGCGCGGCGACTTCAGAGCATCGCTCGACCTGATGCGTCAGTTCCTCGACATCGGAGGAATCGACCTCAAGTACTTCAACTACATGGCAGTGCTCCAGGGTGCAGATCTCCCCGAGCTGCTAACATGCTTCAAGGCCTACATGAACGAACTCGAGCCCATGGTGACTCACGGCAAGGTTGTCTTCGGACTTCCTCGTCGCCTTGGTGAAGACATAATCCCATCCGCTCGAGTTCGGATGGTCGATATGATCTTGAACGAGTACCCAGACGTCAAGTTCCACTTCCTCGGACTCAACCGCATGTGGCTGCAGGACTTCGCCGTTGCGCACAAATACCACAGGGGCTCGATTCGATCAATCGACACTAGCGCGCCGTTCGTTTGGGCCTATCACAATAGGGAGCTCGAGTCTTTCAAAGTGGCGCTCCACTTCGAGGTGCCTGACTACTTCCAGGTACCAGGACCGGAGTTCAACCTGACTATCGTGAATCGGAACATCGACACTCTGAAGGCGTGGGCGAATGGTGGACAGTGAAGTCAAGCGCAAGCATCCACTGGCTAAATGTGAGGAGTGCGACCTGTATGAAATTGGGCGATTTGTACCAAGTTGTGGACCCAGCTATGCGTCTCTGTCTGTGGTGGGAGAAGCGCCGGGAGCAAATGAAGCTCGCCGTGGACAGCCTTTTGTGGGGGCCTCGGGAAAGCTACTTGACAAAGTCTTCGACCACTACCACATCGACAGAAGCAAAACCTTCCTCACCAACGCCTGCCTTTGTCGACCCACTGACAATGCTACGCCTTCCGCAACAGCAATGTCGGCATGTCGGCCCCGTCTGTTTGCAGAGCTTGAAGACCGAGGAGTTGACAATGTTGTCGCTCTCGGTAATTCGGCGGCCCGATCGCTGCTGGGAACTTCAGAGGGTATCACTAAACTCCGAGTCGGACCCCCGCGGCCGTCGGTTGACGGTAAGTTTCAGGTCATACCTACTTTCCACCCAGCAGCATGTCTGCGGCCAAAAGGCGACGGTTTCTTCCCCTCAATCGTCAACGACATAGGGAAGCTGTTCAGTGCGGACCTCGTGTGGTACGAACCTGTATTCGTTGTCGTGGACGACCGTGAGTCAGCTCTGCGAGCCATTGCTGAGCTACCATGGACTCCCATCACCCTGGATATTGAAACTGACGTCGACAAAGACGTCTCGTTTGAACAAGCCGCGCGCCATCACCTTCTCTGTGTGGGAATCGGATACGCCGAAGGCAAGGTGTGTGTGTTTGGTGAGAATGCCTCTAACGATCCTGATGTCGTCGCCGCACTCGGAAAGTATCTGTGTAGGCACAATCGAATCGTTGCTCAGAACGGCAAGTTCGATTTCAAGGGACTCATCGCCAAGAAGTTCGGACCCGTACGTCTTTGGTTCGATACAATGCTGGCCTCGTACGTATTGGATGAACGGCGAGGTATACACGGACTGAAGTACAACGCTGTCGAGCTGCTAGGGTCACCGAAGTACGACGATGAGATCAAGCGCTATCTTCGGCCTGGCCACGGTTACGGTACAATTCCACGTGACATCCTGTACAAGTACAACGCCTTCGACTGCCACGCTACGTACCTCTTGTGGAAGCTGTTCAGTCGGCTACTTGATCAGGAAGCTGGCTTGCGTGCACTACACGATTTTCTGGTCCGTGCATCCAACGAACTCATGTATCCGGAGCTCAACGGAATCGGCGTGGACCTGGAGTACAACGCACAGCTGGCATCTTTCTACACGCGGCGGCTTGAGTTCCTCCGCAAGGATATGGCAGTCACTACCGGCCGACCCATCTTCAATCCCAACTCACCGATGCAGATTGTCGACGTCCTAACGAATCGCTTCAAGGTCGTCGTTCCTAAGAAGAGGAACCAGAAGGGAGAGTATCGACCTTGCACCGACAAGGATGTCATTGCTCTCCTGATTGACAAGTGCAAAGAGCCTTGGGGCGAGTACTACGACTTCCTAACCATCTTGCAAGAACATCGTATTGAGGCTAAAGCATATGGTACCTACGTCAAAGGCATACGAGAACGTTGCTATCGAGGTCGAGTATTCTCGACCTTCCTTCTTCATGGGACGACGACAGGTCGACTCAGTTCACGTAACCCGAACCTTCAAAACATCCCACGACTCTCCTCGCTACGCCGTCAGTTCAAGGTCGTACACCCCGACAACGTATTCGTTCAGGCCGACTATAGTCAAATCGAAGCCCGAATCCTTTGCTGGTTGGCTCAAGAGTCTTATCTTGCCGAGATCTTCAATGACCCTAGCCGTGACCTATTCGACGAGCTCACTCCAGTCCTCTACGGTGACGTGGCCGGACTCAGCAAGGCAGCCCTCAAAGAGCTCCGGATCCGAGTCAAGGCCTACTTCTACGGACTCGGCTATGGCCGTGAAGCCAAATCGATCGCCGAGGAGCATGATCTCAGTATCTCGGAAGCTCAGAGAGCAATGGCGGCCTTCTTCGCAGTAATCCCCAACATCGTCGAGTTCCGCGAAGAGACACGTCGCGCTGTCCTCGATGGCAAAGACCTCATTACAGTGTTCGGTAGGCACCGTCGGTTCTACCTCATCACCAACGAGAACAGGCACGAGGTAATGAATGAAGCATTGGCCTTCTTGCCCCAGAGCACCGCCTCGGACATCTGCCTTCAAGCCTTCACGTGGCTTCGCCCCGCACTGAAGGGGATTGGATGGGTACGCAATCTCGTTCACGACAGCATCATGGTCGAATGCCATAAGGACAATGCAGATCAAGTAGCTGCAATGCTTCGCACGTACATGGTTAGATCAGGTCGAGCTGTCGTAGGCGACTTCGTCAAGATCGACGTCGACATTACCCGAGGCGAGAACTGGGGCGAATTGTGACACAGCACCATAGCAGGTTCTTCCATCATCCGATCGCATGGTTCGAACAGGAAGTAGGGATTAAACACATGGCTCAGGCAACCAACGTTCAGGTCAGCGCTGACAAGGCCCAGTACAACCCGGGCGACACGGTGAAGCTGTCGATCAGCTGGGCGAGTGGCGAGCAGGTCTCGACCACTGAGTTCAACGTCACCGTGTCGATCAAGAACCAGGACCAGGAGGAGGCTACCGCCTCTGCTGCGATCTCGGTCACGACCTCGGCTGCGACGGACACCTTCGAAGCCAGCGTGAACGACGATGGCAACCACACCTGGGACGTCGTGATGGGTGACGATGGCCTGAGCGCCACCGCTACCACCACGGTCTGATGCCCGAGGAAGTCGACACTAGCACTCAGATCTACAACGTCACAGTTGAGATCAAGAGTGGAGATGAAGTCATCACGGCGGAGACTGAAATCATAGTGTCGGATACGCAGGTAACGAAGGAGTAGGAGAGGGGCCGGTTGAGGGACCGGCCCTTTCTTCTGTGATCCACAGGGGCGCTCGAATGATTTTCGGACCTGACGATATTTGCGAGCCTGTGTGTTCTGTTCATGGGCAGATGAAGTACGTACTCGTTGCGTGTATGTGGATATGTGTGGGCTTCGATGGAGAAGGCTGCGACTACACAGTAACTGACGAGGAGATAGCAAGAGTGAAGGAGTTGGGTAATGCCCAAGGGAACAGCGTCGCCGGTAGGGACGGAGACGGTCAACCAGAATGGCTACCGCCAGAGGAAGACGGAAGATAGAGGCTGGGTAGCAGTACATGTTCTCGTCATGGAGACGATGCTCGGCAGGAAGCTCGAGCCGAACGAGTTCGTCAAGTTCAAAGACGGCAGGCGAAGTAATCTGGATCCTTCGAACCTGGAGCTCCGAACTAGAGGAGACGCCAAGTCTCCTAAGGCCCGTCTGGCCGCAGTCGAAGCTCGCATCGAAGAGCTTCAAGCAGAAGCCGAGGAACTACGTCAAGTGATCGCGAGAGAAAGTGCGAGCTCTTTATAGAACCCAGCTCAGACGCGATCGGAGAGATATAGAAGCTTTTAAACCATAGCTCTCGCCCCTTTACGCGCGCGCGAGACTCAAGCAGTCTAACAAAGTCTGTTATCTTGGATAGAAAGCGAGAGACACTGGTGAAGGCTCTAGCGTTTGACCCCGGAGGTTGTACTGGCTGGACCGCACTCGAAGTGCTTACACTCCCCGACGGTTTCATATGGGGAGGTCACCTCAGGCAGCACATGGTCCGTTTCGGACGCCTAGGCTTCGGACAGGAACTACATCACGCTGCCCTGTGGCAGTTCCTGGAGAAGGAGACGCCCCAGCTCGTCATCTGTGAACGTTTCGACCCTCGCGAGAATGAGTTCGCAAGGCAGATATCGAACGAGTACATCGGCATCATCAAGGCCTGGTGCGCCGTCTACAACACTCCGCTAGTCATGCAGGGACCTGACCAGGCGAAGAAATTTGCCGAGCAGCACTTCAAGCGTCTGAGTCTAGAGCTCAGTCCTATCAAGGCGTGGAAAGATACCAACGATGCCAGACGTCACATGCTCTTCGCTGTTGTCAATGGCGTGTTCGAGGAATACCTTCCAGGACTTAAGAGTCATGTTCTGCAGGAGATGAAGCGATAACAGAGTCCTGGCCCGGTCTCGAGGGACGTGTGCGGCGGATCACACGGAGACCGGGCCAGGAGTTTGTTAGGAGGTCTTCGACCTCGATCTATGCTCTATCCAGCCACCGAGTGCAGTGGTAGCGACGATGATGAGGGAGAAGATTGCTTGTCTCACATCGTCAGGCATATGCTGTAGCCCAGGAATGAGCGTGAGTAGCCACACGACGACCGTCGCTACTAGAGCTCCGACAGTCGCACCTGTGACGTTGTTAGGAATGGTTACACCTCCGCCGGTGACCATCAGCTGTCCAGATCCTGCCAGGTCCAGGTAGTAGCACCAGGCGCGGCGACGTACTGACACGTGTGACCCGCCAGGTTCGTGTAGCAGATCACCTTCTCGCCAGTGTCGCTCACCGACATGCTCACGCCGCTTGAAGCGTTCGAGCCGGTGATGTTGACCCAGGCGTAGCTGGTGTCAGGACCCATGTACTGAAGGTCGTTGCTGCTCGGGTCGATACGAGCGTGGTACCGGTAGGTGTTCCCAGAACCGTCGACCCAGTGTGCTACGGCTGCGAGTGGCACGTCGTCATCCTCCGTCGTTGATGCGATAGACGCTACGAGCTGACTGAGAGTCAGTCCGGTGTAGTTGGTGTCGACCTTGCCGCAGCCAGGCCAACTAGTGATGTGGCTTCCTGACGAACCATCTGTCGACTGCCAGAGGGTGTGAGGAAGCGAAGGCGGGCTGCTCTGGTAAGCAGCAACCCAAGTGTGCCTCGCCGAGTTGCAGATCGTGTCTAGGTTCGAAGCGCCTGCACCGAACGCCTGGCCCGTGTAGAGCCAGCTCCTCTGTGGAAGCGCCTGATTGTCGAGACCGAAGAAGTGGTCAACGTAGCTGAACCACGTCGCAGCTCGTCCAGTCTGGTCGCCGCTTCCCTCTTCGAGGTCGAGGCAAGGCTTCATCCAGGGCTTCAGGTTCCCAGCGCCTATGTAGTTGCAGAACGCTACCGCCTGAGATCCAGCATCCTGGTCCGCTCGAAGGTACTGGTAGAGCAGAGCGAACTGGAACCCATTACTCTGCAGTGCGTTCTTGTTCGTCACAAACATCTTGTCGAGGTGTGACGTTCCGTAGCAGACGCGGATAATACCCGCTCCGCCATTCTGTGTCTTGATACCAGCCCAGTTAGGAGCGCTTGCTCCGGACTGAAACTCGCTTACGTCTGGTAGTAGCATTTTCACCGCCGTTCGAATGCTTTGCATCGGTACTACGTCTGTGTCTAGCCCCTTGCTTCTGCTCCCTATAGATGATCTGGAACCGCCAAACCAGAACAATCGGTATGGATGTGATAGCTACTGCCTGCAAGTACTTGAACCACAACTCGCTCGGATCAACTCCGAACACGTAGTGCAAGAATGCAGCGAGCAGAGCGGCAGCGATGGCGAAGTCCTTGACTTGCAGGTTAACGCCGAAGCTATCCTTCCACCACTTCCAGATAGGCATCAGAGCAAAGGGTAGTAGGAGCGACACGCAGAACGCCACTACGACCGCGTATTGTATCCAGTCGAGTAGGAACTGCAATTGAGTCATGTCACTCCTTTGTGTCGTTCGTTCCTTGGATGAGAGTCCTCAGCAGAGGCCGGATGTGGTTCTCGTCTCGCATGTCACGAAGTGAAACCGCAAGCGGCTCCGCCTCAACTCTCTTTGCCGTAGAGATTTCGCGCTCCCTATGCGCTTCCTCTAGTCCTGTCTTCCTCCTCAACTTTCGCCTCCATGGCCAGTTCATTACTTCTTCAGCTCCTCTCGGAGCCCGGTGAGTACATCTCTGACAATCATCCCTGTAGCTTGAAGACTGTCGTTTCTGGCCCGCTCTTCTTTCAGTGCCTCTTTGTATTCGGCAATTTGCTTGTTCTTGTCCTCCATCTCTCCCTTGGTGTGAATAAGCCCCGTCATCCAGAGGCAGAAGAAGATGACTGCCGTTCCACCAGTTCCTCCGCCGATCAGTGAGGCCACCTCACTAAGGGTCATACCACCTCCTACCCATCAAGGCTGATAGTACCATTAACCCAAGCGGCAGTAGCTCCGCCTGTGCTAACTCCGTTCTGCTGAACAGTCCCTGTGGTAGCTGCGACATTCAGCAGTGGCTCGTTCGTCAGCGTGCTAGTACTGCCCGCGACGACGAAGTAGTTGAGTGCCTGCGTACTGACGGGTTGGTATCCAGTAGGCAGAGCGAAGACAGCCGTACCAGCAGTGCCGACAGTGATCCCACCGCGTATCTCGACCTCGTTAGGCGACACCAACCTGAAGGCGAGGTTCATCCATCCGCCGCCCCTGTTGCCCCAACTACCTGTCAAGAACGTAGTCCCGAGCCCTGTGGTAGGGTCTCCGACATAGTGCCAGGGGTCTTGCATACCCGGGTTCTGAATCATCAACGTCTTGATCTGTTTCTGCAAATCCAGAATCGTCTGGATGATATCTCCGGGAGGAGCACCTGGTACCAGAGGCGGCTTCCTGTACTGTGACTGTCTAGTAGTGTGCGTCATGACGCACTCGGCTCGTCTAGAACCAATGTGACCATCTCAGTGCCGTTACCTTCATCAGGTGGCTGAACAGTCCAACCAACGGCACGAACGTCGAACTGCTCACCATCTGGGAAGCGTGAGTCCTGAATGTTACAGACAACGTAGTCGCCCATGCCGTAGGTACCGAACTCTGGGAAGCCATTCCCTGCGAGGTCGATGTTGTGCGTCACTAGCGGTAGCGGGAACGACTTCAAGTCCTGAATTGCGTGGTTCTCGATCGTCGTGTTGTCAGTAACGCCTTGGTAGTTGTTAACGCCTTCCCAGATCGGGTAACCTGAAGTGAGACTATTGAAGTCGGTGATCTCCCCAGCGACAGCTGCTGCCCCGTCGCCATCGCCTACCGACCACCAACGGTTGTTGCCTGCTGAGGCTGATTCGTTATAGATATACGACTGAACAGGCCCTGGGAAGTCAACCGTCATGTCGGCGTACCCGACAGGGTTCCCCAAAGGGATTCCACAGGACAGTTGAGCGAACGGATTTCCGTTGCCATCTTCGAGCCAGACGATCGTGTAGTCAGGCCCGCCTTGCAGCGCGATGACACTTTGAATCAGGTCATCGTACGAGGTCGAGAGATCCCAACCGTTGATTGTCAAAGTCGTAGCAGCGTCGTTCGCTGGGTAGGAAGACATCGGGTTCACGCCGATGTATCCGCCTGTGACACTCTGCAGCTGTTGCCATAGCTTGTCGATCGTCTGACACATGTTGTATGTCCAGTTCACGACCGACGTACCCAAGACTGCTCGTGGATACTTACGCGTGGCGAAGATCTCGAACGTCTGCCCAGTGAACGATAGTGACTTACCGTCTGACTGGAACTCTCGAGTCATCACTGGACCGCCCCAGACGATGGCGTTCTCCCTGTAGGCCCAGAAGGCACAACGGCCAGGGTTCGTCAGCGCCAGGACTTGGTCGTTATCGATCCGCGTGTCGTCGAGGTTGATACCTGCAGACATGTTACCTGCAGAGTTCAACTGTGTGCTCAGCGAGACGTTGTTGCAGGGAATGTCACCTAGCACAACTCCACTCGCCAAGTCAGTCACGAGGTAGTTGTAAGCGGCAACCATTACACGTCCAAGGGGCAGCGGACTTCGAACTGAACAGCAGTAGCGTCCGGAGCGATCGCGATGAGGTTGAGACTGCCGTCTGAACCGAGATAGCCTCGAGCGCCAGCGGATCGCGTACCGTCCGACGAGATCGAGATGATGTCAGCACCGACAGGGAACGGGTGAGCCTGCAGAGGTCGGTAACCAGCTGGCAGGTTGTTCTGGAGGATGTTGGTCCAGCTGCTGATGCCTGTACCGACCGTAGTCTGGATGTTAGCAGTTAGCTGCGTCTCGTTGTCAAGCGTCTTGCGGTACTTGCCATAACCAGTGCTGACACCCCAGCCCGAGATCAACGGGTTGAAGTTGTGCCAGCTGTCCCTGACCTGAGCCATCGTGGGAATGTACTGGCGAGCACCGTTGATGATGACACCAAGCGCCTGTGTGTCAGTCTCGTACCACGTTGTCCCATTGGGCATCGAGGTAGAGGGCTGCGCAGAGGATGTCGTGATCAACGTACCCTCGAGTGCCGAGTACGTGCGAGCGTCAACGATCGTACCGCCACCGTTAGTGACAGTCATGTTCGGAGTCACACGAACCAGAGCTAGAGGCACAGCGTTCGAAGGCAGAGTCGGAGTCGTTCCAGGCGAGGTAGACGAGTTCGTCCCTGTGGCTGCGTTCACGCTCCAGGCAGCTGTGTTGTCACCAGGGTCCGTCATCAGTGCGTAGATCAGGTCCGTACGCCACTGCGTAGAAGATGCAGCTGCGATGCTGACGTTGAACGTTGCGTTGTTGTAGCCTGCATACATTCCGTTCCAGGCTGTCGAAGCCGGAATGTAGACGAGACCAGTACCGACGGTAACGTTCATGCTTGCGTTACCAGTGATACCGAGTCGAGAACCGAAGTAGGGGTTGACACCTCCGCCTGGTGCCGTTCCGCCTGCTGCCATCATGCCTGGGTTGAGACCTGCTAGCATCATGCGGAAGAGCACAGCAGGGTGATCAGTTCGACCCTGACTGAAGGCTGCAGGATTGACTGCACTCATGCTTGCTCCTAGTAGTACGTGTTCCAGAGCTGGACCATAGCACTCCCAGCTCCCGAGTCTGCGTAGAACTGAATTGACGATGAGAAGCCTGCAGGCAGGTAAGGCCACTGCGCACCAGTCAACGTCGATCTACGACTAGCCGTTCCGTTCAGGACTACTGACCGATTCCTACAGTCGATGACTAGAGCATCGCTTGCCTGCAGGCTGATACTGAACGACATCGTGTAGCCCGTGTAACCATCTACCAGTACAGGGTTCACGAGCGGACCGTACAGCGTGATGATCGGGAATGCCGTATGCGTCCCGAGGTTCTGCACTGTGGCAGAGTTGCCGGCGATGGTTCCGCCGAAGCCCAAGTTGAAGCCGGTGTTAAAGCCCATCCCGATACCAGTTACGACAGTCGGGATTTGAATTCCTACAGCCTGACCTGGGTAGTCATAGATGTAGGGGTCGGAGGCTAGCACTGTCAGCTGTACGCCTGCAGTCTTGCCGATCGACCTGTTGGTGTCGTGATCGTACTTACAGCCGCCACCGATGCCATTGACGAACTGCATCGTACTTCCGGGGATCTGGAAGTAGAATGGCTTGATTCCCGATCCTGCTCCGTAGTCACGCTTGAGCAGCTTCAGTTGCGACTCTGGATCAGAAGGCTTCGTGTACATGTCGCCAGTGACTATGATCGTACGACCAGAGGTGAACGGCGCATCCATGTAGGTGCCATCCATCTGGCTACGCTCGTTCGTCGTGACTCTAGGAGGAGCACTGTCCAGCCCGGAAACATCGGTGACATCGAAGAACGGGAACGTGTTGTTGAAGTCCGTGTTGAGGACGAACCCTGTGTCGCCAAAGCAGTACGTGTAGTCCGTCATCGCAGCGGGAGGACTCATCGGCTCCTCCTACTCAGTTCAAAGCCCAGCTCGGCTGCATGCCTACGGGGATCGATCTCATGCGTGTAAACGTTAATGATCTGCGGAGCCATACCACCTGGCGTGTTGTACTGAGCAGGCACGACCGCTTCACCCTTGTGCAGCATAGCCAGGCCGGTCTCTGGAACGTAGTTGGTACCCTGCTCATACCAGTTCGGAGTATGACTAGTCTCAAAGGCCCACGCAGCTGCAGGGTTGCCGTACCTGCCCTTGATGTAGTTCAGTCCCCAGATGATCTGGTTCTTGTAGTCACCAAGGTTGAACGGGTGGCCCTTACCAAGTGCCTGAGGAATACCATAAGCGCCGGAAGCTGCGTTGACTGCGTAAGCGTTCCAGCCCGACTCTTCGTTCCAGAGCTTGATCAGCGGAGCCATCTGATCAGGACCCCAGTGGTACATGCTCAATAGTGAACGTGCATAAGCCTGCGCAACTGATGCCGAATGCGTAAACGCACCCTTGACACCTCCGAGGCCGCCACTTCCACTGCCTCCAGAGCTCTTGCCGATGCCTGTTAGCTTCTTGATCAGGTCCTTAACAATGGTACCGCCAAGGCCTAGTGCAAGGTCCTTAGCAAGCCCGCCACCAGGTATGTGCTTCAGCAGTGCCTGGATAGGCTTAAACGCCAGACTACCTAGGTCACTGACACCTTCGCTGAACCACTTCGAGAGCTGGCTCGTGACTCCGCCAACTCCTGGGATAGGACCAAGTCGCGATCCAGCTCCAGGGAAGACAACGCCATTAGCAAACATTGGCAGACCGATCATGTTCAAGATCTGCTTCATGCGGTTCGGCTTACTCAGCGGCAGAACTGCTTCAGGACCATCTTCACCGATCATGGCGAACGTAGGACGGTTGATCACATCGCCCTGAGCAAGCTTGACTGGTCCTGCGTAAGGCATCTGAGGCGCTCCGACAATCTTAGCTGCCTGGTTCCAGATACCTCGGATGCCCTGGTCGTAAAGGCGTGTGATCACCCAGTTGATGGGTACCGCCAGGGGCTTCTTGATAAGATTCCACAGGGCAATTAGATCATTCTTGCCATCGCGGAACGCATCCTTCATGGGTGTCCAGAAGTTGCTCTTGACACCTCGCACGAGTGCATTCCAAAGCGCCTTGGCAGCGTTCTCGAGGGTTCCTGCGAAGGCTCTCCAGTCACTGCTCAGCCCGCTAGTGAACACGTGCCAGGCTCTAGTGATCGTCGACCAGATGCCCTGAGCAGTAGACTTGACGAAGTTCCAAGTAACGCTCCAGGCGTGGGAGATGGTGCCGGAGAACGCCTTCCAGTCACCGACGAGGAAGTTCCAGAGCGCCTCGAGATACGGCTTAACCCACTTGACGAAGGCCTTGATAGGACCGCCGAACTGATCCCAGAAGATGACCCAGGGGATCAGCAGGATGGCCAATCCGATCTTGAGAATCTTCAGAATCCAAGGCCAGATCGCATCCCATACAGCTTCTATGTCATGGCCGAACTTGGTCCACGTGTTGATGAACGAAGCCCAAGCACCGTGCAGGTAGTTCGTGATGTTGCCCCAGACCTGAACGATCCAGTGCCACATGTCGAACCACATGTCGTGGAACCAAGTGGAGATTGGTCCCCAGTACTTGACGATGAAGTAAGCAGCAACGGCTAGAGCGACGATCGCGGCAATAATCAAGCCGACCGTGATGATGATCGGAGCTAGAGCAATCTCGGTAGCAGCCATGATAGCCGAGAAGACTAGCCAGGCACCGATGACCATAGTGATGATACCAGCAAGGATTAGTAGTACCGAAGTCGTCGCTATGACAATCGCTATGACGGTCAGAAGCGTCTTCGGCATCTTACCGATCCAGTTGAACATCGTAGCCAAGCCGCCTGCGATCTTGCCAAGGATCGGTAGCAGTTGGTCGCCAAGCGTAATCATCAACGCCTGGAAGTTGTTCTTCAGCAGCTGGATCTTAGCCGCAGGTGTATTCGACATGATCTTGTACGCTTGCTGCAGAGCACCGCGACTAGTATACATGTCGTTCGTCAGCTTGTTGAGCTGGCCGAAGTTGTGGATGGCAATGTTGAAGAACCGCATTGCCTGAATCGTTCCACCGGTGCCCTTAAACATTTCATTGAGCACGTCGTTCAACTGCGTCGGACTCAAGTTCTTGAGCGCCGTACCCAGCTCTGTCATGATCCTATTGACAGGAAGCAACTTGCCTGCAGAGTCAACGACCTTGATCGTAGCACCCGCAGTGATGCCAAGCTTCTTAGCAGTAGCAGGGCCTAGAGCATCGTTGACTATATTACCGTAGTCCTGAATCTTGTCACGAGACTTGCCGATTGCATCGAGAGCTCGACCTGCTGAGGAAGCTGCATTCGATGCTGACAGACCGTTGCGGGTCAGGAACGCCATGATGCCCGCGGTCTCTTCAAACGTCTGGTTCGCTCGCACTGCGGACGGAGTAACACGTCCAATGGAGTTAGCAAAGTCTCCATAAGTGCCGACGCCATACTTCACAAGGTTGAACATGATGTCCTGAACCTTGGTGACGTCCTTAACCTTCATCTGGTACGAGTTCATGACACCAATGGTGGCACGCTCGGCAGTTGAAAGGTCGACTTGTCCTGCTACAGCTTCCTTGCTGAAGTTGGCCAGAAGGAACTTGGCCTGGGACATGTTGACATCCATCGAGGAGAAGATGTCATACAGTCCAGCTTGTACCTGATCAAGTGGTACGGCTACTTTTCTTGCAACGTCAATACCAGCTTGTGCGACTTGGTCAAAGCTTGCCTTAACGCCGTACATCTGGGTCTTGGTTAGAGCTACTTCCCTATTGTAGTCCACCGCCATGGACGTTGCCTTGGCTAGGAAAGCAACGCCAGCGGCGCCAACAGCAGTGATTCCCGCTCCGACAGCCATCAAGGCTGTACCGGTCTTCAACTGCTGCTGGGCCGCCGCCTTTGCCTTGCCATTGAGGTTGTTGAAGTCTCCCGCAACGTTCCTCAACACACCCGACGACAAGTTCTGTGCGCGAACGACCAGGAGGACCTCACGCACGCCGAGTGGCATTAGCGCTTCCCTCCTGGCCTATTCCGACGCAACTCTGCCTGGTGCTGCTCTTCAGCTTCCTTTGCCTTCTTCTCTGTCACGACCATATCGATCAGGTCGATAAGGAAGCTGTCCTGATCTAGCAGCCCGCCAGCGTGTGGGAGCACATGTAGTGCCTCACACATACTAGCAATGCTTACTGCTTGTGCTGCGATTCTGGCGTCGTCCGAGTACTCTGATCCGTCGAGTGGTCGATTACCACCGTAGACGGCACGATGGACCTCGACTCGGAGTTTGGGAGGCTCGCTTGCCAGTCATGCAGCGTCTCGATGTAGGAAGAGATCTCCTCACCAATACGAGGGTCAAGAGCGGCGAAGTCGGCAGGCGAGTCGAAGTTGAAGAGCGTGCCTTCGTCGTCCTTCTCGAGGTTGTGGCTGACGATGCACACCTGGAACTCGTACTGCGCCACTCGAGTCTGAGTAGGTGCGATGTTCATCTCGGCTGTGCGGCTTCGCTGGTCCTGCGTTGCCATGATGTTCATCGAGATGTCCTGGCGATGAAGTCGCTGACCATGAGTCATCCGCTTCAGTTCGACAAAACCGCCAGGACATGACGAGAGTTCGAAGCGCTGTGGCTTCGTACTCGTAGTTGCCTTAGGCATAGATCCTCCCTCAAGGATCGAAGTTGTTACGCGTGGTTCAGGATGGCAGTCACCGTAGCCGTGAAAGCGCCGGTGAACGAAGTGGCGACGAACCGGACCTTGCCGATTCCCATGCCGTTGGTGAAGGTGTACGCGGTCAGGCCGACAGCCGTGATCGCCGACCGAGCAGACAGGATGGCAGTCGGAACCGACAGGAAGTTGGTTCCGTCCATCGTCATCTGAAGGTCGGGGGTCATCGTTGTACCCGCGACAGTGGTGTTGACGTAGATCGTGCCGCCGGTGTAGCCGCTGAGGTCGACAACAGTCCCCGTGAAGTTGGAGGACTGTGCCGCCAGCGTGGCGAGAGTGAGTTGATCCTGCTTGAGTCCCATTCCTACCTCACGTGTGGGGAGTGATCGTTTCCTGCGTCTTGTAAATCAGGTCGTACTCGTTACCAGAGCTGTCCAACGTGCTCTGGTAGGTGATGCTCGCACGAACCAGGTCGCCCTGACCGGAGAGCGGAACCTGATACACATCCTTGATACCGTTGAACATGTCGAACTGGATGCTGTTGTTCGCTCCGTTCGAAGCAAGCACAGTGATCTTCTGTCCAGTAACATTCTGGAAGGCGGTGTAGTCAGTCTTGTCGAGGAAGTCTCGAGAAGCCGTCATCTGCACGGAGCGCTCGCCGTAGTTGACGAACTGCGCACCACGCGACGCCTTGAGTCGGTAGTTCGCCTGACCAGCGTCGTCGACTTCGAACGAGAACGTGTCCAAGTCGAAGACCGGAGTACCGTTCGGAATCGAAACAGTCCAGCAACCCGGACCGTAAGGCACGCTCGTCGGCCAGGTTGGCGTCGGAAGGCTCTGAGTCGCTTCAGCGAGCCCGATGATGTCGACGTCGTACTGGAGCAGGTTGTTGTTGACGCTGAAGGTCTGCTTGGTCGCACAGCAACCTGTGTACCCGAACACGATCCCGTCTCGCACGACAGTGATCGACATCGTCCGCGGAGGCACAGCAACCGAAGTCGGGTTGTAGGTGTAGACCAGGTTCGTAGTACCGGTCTTAACACCGAGCGCTCGGGAACATTCAGTGAAGTAGAGGCACGTGTCTTCCGTAGCCTCCATAGTAATGGTACCTTCGATGTCGAAGTCACCAGCAACAACACCGACCTGGCCTGCAGTCTGACGAATCGGCCGACGGTAGTTGTTCATCTCCTTGTACTCGAGTGTCTCGGAGAGGATCGGAATGAACTTGGTAGGAGCGACGTAGGTGCCTACTACTGTCTCGAAGGCGACACCAACCATACCGCCTGCACCAATGCCGTATGCCATTACTTAGCCTCCTCCCCTGTGGACTCGTTGTCCTTGTCACTCTGGTCTTCAACCTTGGTGACCGTGACGCCGTAGATGTTCACGCGTGTCGGGTCCGGAGACGAGTTGTGGATCGAGAATTCACCGTTCGATCCGAACGACGATGTCTTCTGGACGGCATTTGCAGCTGCGAACCGCATGATCTGATCATCGTCGACTTCGTTCTCTGAACCGTTGGGAAACGTGCCGAGCCCATGAACATACACATCCTGCTCGCCACGCTCAGGGATGTCGACCTTCACCTTGTACGGCATTACACCTCCTACCCTGTGAATGGGGTCTTGCTCATGGACTCAAACGTAAGACGGTTCCCAACTAGCAGAGATCCCATCTTGTTAATCATGCCAGGCTCGTTCTGAGTGCACAAGGTCCAAATGACGATGCCTCCCAGCCTGATGTCCTGCATGACCAAGTCTTCGACAGCGTCAGCGAGAGTCTGCGCAGCATGCGTGTTAGCCTGAACATCCTGCACCTTACCATAGTAGACGTAGACGTAGGTTTCAAAAGTGTTCTCGGTCCGAAGCGTAGCCCCTGACCAGTTACGCCTCTTGTTACCCGGTGCTACGCAAACCGCAGGCGTACGAGGAAGCTGAGTCTGGTCACCATAGAACACGTCCTGGATCTGAAGGCCAGAAGCACCTGCCTCGATCGCAGACATGATCGCGGTAGCTACAACCTCTTCGCTCCGGGTTAGCGGATACGTCATAGTTCCAACCTCGCGATCACTCGCTCGTTCAGCCACAGGGAGAAGACATCTTGAATCTTGTCGAGATCCTCATCCTGCAGAAGCGCGAATGGGCGAGCCGGAACGTGCATAGAACCTGCAGCGCCCAGACTCTTCAGCTGGTCTAGTGGAATGTGGAGCGGATCCTTGAACGCTGACGCAGCCATACCGAATCCAGACTGCTGAACCTTCCCATACCAGATCTTGTCAGGCAGGTCAAGGATAGCAGCTTGGGTCTGCGTGATGGTCCAGATGTTGATCTGCTGCATTGTCTTGAACAGCAAACCAGACCGACGGAGCAGATTCTCCGGACCGTACTTGTTCTTGGGGTCGTTCGCCTTCATCGGGATGGTGTCATCAGCGTAGGGCTGCCAGCCATCAGGACGACCATTGGCGATGAAGTTCTGTGCGAAGGACGGTGCAATGACATCCTTGATAGCACGTCTCAACGGCACCTTGAAGGATCGGATGTCGATATCAAGCGTGTCGAACTGCCTAGCAGAGAGAGCCAGACTAGGCTTGAAGTTGAACTGCATCAAGCCTTGCGAGGCGATTAGCCCCGAGGGGAAGTTGATTTGATCGACCATCAGAACACCTGGTCGATCGTGAACTTCGCAGGTCCAACGGACTGGTCACCGCACCAGGAGTAGAATCTGGGGTCCAGAGCGTCAGAAGCATCGTTCGGATAGAACACAGGAGCGACAGCAGGCTCGTTGGGGGTGATCTCAGCAATGCTGACGGAGCCTCGGATGATATTCTGAAGAAGCGTTTCTGCCCAGCCTCGGAGCGTTGCTCCGTAGGAAGTCATCTGTCCGTTGGTCTCGACCTCGGAGTACGCACGGTCGTAGATCCAGGACGTGTAGATCATTGCAATGACCTGACGCACGATCAGTGGAGTGTTCGTAGCGTCGGTCCACTCAGGAACAAACTCGCCGTAGGTCTCGGTTAGGTTACCTAGCACCTCACCAGCGACCTGAGCTTCCAGATTCGTGTCGATCGAGTTGATGGGGAGCTTAGTAGACTCGACCCACGCCTGTGCGTCGCTCGCGTTGATGTGCGCCACTAAGCTCCCCTCCAACCCTACTTGTTGCTGTTGCCCGTGGAAGTGCTCGACGGCGAGTTGGTCTTGCCAGACGAGGACGAGCCACCAGTGCTCGTCTGCTTGTCGGCGTTCTTCTTGTCGTCGGCGCCTTCCTCGCTAGCCGACTCATGCTCGGCGTCACGATCCTGCTGAGCCTGCAGCACGTCAGGATCCATCGTGCCAGGAGCAGGAGTGCCCTGACGACCGTGCATCAGCTCGAGCTGCCGTTCCAGCTCTCGGATGCGGAGGTCCTTCGGATCCGGATCCTCGTCGTCGTCCTGCGGACCAGCCAGGACGCTAGGGTCGTGCGGACCACCCTTGCGGACGAAGACGCCGTGAGTGACGTTGTAGTTCCAGTCCTCTTCGCTGTAGTTCAGAGGGCTGATCTCGTCACCCGGCTGAAGATCGCCAAGCGGGGTATACGCTACCCAGGTTGCCATGTTCCCTCCTAACCGATGAAGGCGTTGCTGAGGACGTTGGTGAACAGGAAGCCGCAGATGGACTTGTTGTTCGAGTCGAGCCCGATGAACTCGAGGTCGTAGCGCTGCCGGAACCGAATCACGTCGGAGGCCCGACGCTCTTCACGCCAGCGGTCGACGATGCCACCACCGAGCGCGTTGTCAGTTCCAGTGCCCTGAGCAGGGTTGAGCGTGGTTCCGGAACCGCCGTTGGGGATTCCCTGACCGCTGAAGGCTCCAGACCCAAAGCCGAGGCCACCAGCGCCACCGTTGCCGAAGCCCCAGGTGAACTGGTAGGCGAAGGCAGGAACCTTGAGTCCCGGCCGTCCTGGGCTGTAGGCAAGCAGCACCTCCTTGTTCCAGAGGTAGCTGAGCGCCAGCGTCTGCCCAGGGTTGTTGGTCGCGATGCCGAAGCCCGGAACAACCACGCTGTTCAGGTTCATCAGCGAGGCGACCAGGTCCGGCGTCAGGATCGCACGCTCGGTGTACTTGATCCGCTCGATGAAGTCCTGGTTGTCTTCCAGAGCCGACATCACTCGGTAGGGGATGATTGCCTGGTTGGGGTTCAGGAAGCTGATCGCGTGCACCAACCGGTATGCGGTCCGAATGTCTCGGATCGGTGTGCTGTTGGCGTAGTTGTCCCACTGCGGACCGAAGCCCACGGTAGTACCAGGCTGAGCAGTCAGGCCGCTGTTGAAGTTCGCAGCAGTCGTGACCAGGTTGTAGATGCGGTACTCCTTGCCCAGAGCGATCCTGGACGCGAGCATCTCCGCACCGTCGACGTCGGGGCTCAGCGGAGCGTCGGCGTTCTCCCGCTCTTCGTCGGTCACTGCGATCTGGAGTGCGTGCTCCTGAGCGTAGTACGAACCGACCGACACGGTGAGACCCGGCACCTCGTTGGCCTCAGCACCAGGCGCGCGAGCGTCGTCGAGCGCGGGGTACCAGCCTTCACGGCCCTGGTAGATGTAGTACTTGTCGGACTGCTTCCGAACCGGCACCGCGGGGAAGAGGACGTTACCGACGAGACCCTCATTCGGCCATGCGACCGAGATGTTGGTGAGAACAACATCAATGTGGACGTTGCCCGAACCAGAAGGGTTGTAAACTGCCATGCTGGACTATCCTCCTCTCAGATTCGGTCGCCGATTGCCAGCGAGATGTCGAAGAAGTCGTTCGCCGCTGCAGGGAGCGTCAGAGGCGTACCGACCACTGCGAATCCCTGGAACGTAGTGACGCTGCTCACGAACTTGACCTGGCCAGCGACAGTTCCAGAAGGTACGATGTACGAGCCGACAGCAGGAGTACCCGTACCGTCCCAGACAACCTTGCAGTTGCCTTCGATCGCAACGCCAATGATCGCCTTACCAGTCTGAACCTTGACGAGGTCGAGGTTCTCCTGGCAGACACCGAGCACGACGGAGTTAGCACCTGCAGTACCTGCCGACGTCGGACAGATCTGGCACTGCGCCTGGTTGATCGTGGCGAGCGGGCCAGTAGTGAGGTTGACCTGCTGGACAACCTGACCGAAGGTGTAGGCGGACGACCCCGTGGCGAGGAAGCCCTTGCTGAGAATGTGATCCATACCCGGCATGGGTTACTCTCCCTTCCCGCCAGCGTAGGAGTCCTCGCGGTAGCTCATGTAGAGCTCGGGGTCCTCAGCACACACCATCCGAATCGCTTCGGTCTGGTGCAGAGGCTTCCCGGTCGCCTGGAGATGCGAAGCCATCTTGGCCTGCACACGCTCGGCGAGCACCTGAGTGGCATCCTTCTCGTTGGACCCGCCGTTGACTCGTCCACGCTCGCCGAGCTCGACCATGCCTGTCCGTGCGAACTGCTCGAAGGCGGTCACCATGCCCTCGGACAGCTTGACAGGGTCGCCGCTCACGCTGGCCTCAGCGACGGCATCGATCACCGACGGAGGAAGTACGAAGGCACGACCACCCTGCTTGTTGGTCACCTTCTCGAGCCGACCTCGAACCTCAGCCAGCTGCTGGTTCCGCTGAGTAATCTCAACGGACTCCTTGAGCGCCTTGAACATCGGGTGCTCATCCAGCATCTTGGCGAACGCTTCAGTCAGGGCAGCACCGGTAAGAACCGGCTCGTCCTTCGCGGGCTCGACTGGAGCGGGAGGAGCGGGAGGCGCCGGCGGACTCGGCGGCGTAGGCCCGTTCTGCAGCTCGGCAATCTTCGCCGTGACCTGGTCGTTCGTGGCGTTGGCTTCGAGACCGAGCAGCTGACGGAGCAGTGCTGGGTCCATCCCGTCTCCTTCTTCCTTGGGAGGTTCGTTGATCTCGGACAGGTTGACCGGCATCAGGTCCTTGAGATAGGGCCGATTGGTCAGTGCGCCTCCGAAGAGGACGTTCTTGTGTTCGACGCCGTGCGCGTCTTTCCAAGCATCCTGGAACTCGGGGCTGAAGTAACGGTACTCACCGTCCTTGACAGCCTTCGCGCCTTCCGGCGTCCACTTCACTCGCAGGTGAAGACCGTCAGGCTGAACTTTGGCTTCCTTGACCCAGCCAGCTGCCTTGGAGGTCTTCTCCTTGTGGTCGTAGTCGATGTCGAGATCGATGCCACGAACCTTGCTGTTGACGTTGTCAGCGTACTGCTTGACAGTGTCAGGATCGAACTTCATCTTCCCGTACACCGGGTGTTCGTACTCGCCGAGAGGCAGTGCATGAATCCACTGCTCCTCTTCCTCGCCGAACTTGGTACCCTGGAGTTCGATCCAGTACCCGAACTGGTGACTCACTTCTTCCCGCCCTTCGTACCAACCTTAGCCTTAGCAGACTTGGCTGCCACCTTCTTCAGGTTGGGGTTGGCCTTCTTGGCGGCGGGGGAAGCCTTGCGAGAAGCGGCCGCTACCATCGCAGCGCCAGCCTTTGGCCCTTGACCCGAGCTACGGCCGGCTGACTTCGCAGCAGCCGCGAATCCCATACCCTTCTTGGCTGCTGGCTTTTTGCCTGCCACTTTCTTCCCACCTCCCATAACTCGGTCGACGTGGACGTTTCCTGATCCACTCGGGCTGTAGACTGACATTTAAGCTCCTACATACTTCCGATTATATCGCAGAACCACTCGGTTGCACAAGAGGCAAGTTTTCCGCTTTGTTACAGAGGGATGATTGTTACCTTGCCGAACAGTGCAGTGTTTCGGTTACCACTACCATCTAGGACATCGACTCGATAGAACCCGATGCTAGTACTGTCCATGTCGGAGTCAGGGATGATCGCCGTAGCAAGACCTCCAGCACCGTTAGTGATGGTAATCTCACCAGTCGTGGTGGACAACTTGATCGTGCCTGGATCGCTGTCCTGCTGGCCTGCTTGGGTCTTAAGGAACATGTCGATCTCAAGACCAGTGATGTTGTACGCGACACTGTTCTTGGTAAGCGTCAGAGCGCACGACATGTCGTTGAACTCGTTAAGGGTAATGTCTACTTCTTGCATAGTCCACTCATCCGCTCCGCCTCCGAGGTTAGGCGTTATCAGGGCAGCATTGCCGCCGAGGCCGTTATCACTGGCAACGGAGCCAGCTAGTGAAGAGTCAACCGTTATAGAACCACTGAGCGCCAATATGGAAATAGCAGCATTGAGGCTCGTATCAACAACCGTATTACCACCCAGCGTATTCGCAGCTACAACAATGTTACCACCGAGCCCAGCTATAGTAACCGTACCGCCCAGATGTTGCGGCGTACGAGGAGGTAGAACACCTTCACCCGTACTGGTTATGAACGTATAGCCAGGTCGGAAGTACCGCCTCGACGATTCTGAAATCACCACAGGGGCGGTAGCTGGAGGTCCGATTATAGCAGGTGGAGCTTGAGGACCTTGCAGGATCTGTGGGGCGCTGGTCTTGAAGTACGACTGCGCTGGTTGTGAAGTCCGAACCGTAGGCTTCGTTGGTTGTACAGGCGTCTGAGGAGCGCGTATGACTTGTGAACCAGAACGGAACCAGCGAGGATCTGGCTGCTCTGTGGAGATGTTCGGCTCAGGAGTCGCGGTCGCAGGAGGAGGAGCTGGAATCTGTGGAGTGATAGTCCAGCTGTTCTGCCGCCATGAGTAGAACGGAGAAGGCTGAGAGGTCTGAACAACAGGTGGAGCTGTCGTCAGTACCGGTGGATCTTGAAGCGTGTTACGATACACCTGCTGCGGTGTATTGACACTGAAGTAACAGCGGCCAGGAGGTGCTGTGACAACTACTGGCTTCTTGGTGTTGAAGTCAGTCGGGTCTTCCAACGAGCCGCGGGAGATGACAGGCGTGTTCGTATAAGAACGCCCTGCAATCGCCATGTCATCTCCCGCGAACTAGTCAGGAAGTGCAGTTGATCTCGAAGTGGTCCTGTGCGCCCTCGTCATTCAGGACCAGACCTGACGCACCGATTGTCTTGACAGTCTGTCCGTCGACCTTGATGACCAGCGGGATGTCATCGTGTGCAGCACCTTCGACGAGGTTGAGATCCCCGATTGTCGTGATACCGTCGACGCCGTAGTTGATGTTGTCTTCGTTGAAAATGCGTTCTGCCACGTTACATCCTCTCCAGGAACATGCTCACACGGACGTTGACCGCAGCAGGAGCTGTCAGCCGAATGGCGAATCCCTGAGACGCGGCAGAGTCAGGAACGTCGCCGAGGGGGAAGTCGTAGACCAGCAGACCGCCGTTGGGAGTCAGCAGATCGGAGTCAATGTTGCTCTGAACAGTTGGCTCAGAGGTACAGTTGTAGCCGGCAGTGAAACCTGCAGAGATTGCACGACCGTACGCCTGGTTGATCGTTGCAGAGGTGTTACCCGTACCAGCAGTGGAGTTCGTCGCTGCTGTGAGGTAGTTGACCTCCCAGAAGACGGGAATGGCCGAAGCCGTCACACCGTCGAAGCCGATACGGAACTTCTTCAGGTCCAGACCGTAGCCGGTACCACTGACCGCGAACAGCGCCGTCTTCGCCGTAGCAGCTACGAGCGCGACAGCAGCACCCGTCTGAACCGAATAGCCTGCCTTAGACATGTTTCTCCTTACCAGGTAGAAGCCTGCACGCAGGCCGTTGAAGGTGCTACAACAGGACGTGTAGATGCTGTTGCAGCTGGTAGATTAGGACCTGGGAAGCCGTCCGTATTGAGCTGCAGGTCGTCGAAGTTGAGTGCAGGCTGGTTTGCGTGGTTAGCACCCGCAGCGCCCCAACCAAATCTGGCAGCGTTCCAGGTCGTAGCACTACCGTACACGCCTGTCGTGCTTGTCTGCGTCTCCAGAGGTGACGTGCTATTGCCCAGGAACAGCTTGGCTACCAAGTTACCCGCAGCGCTAGCCCCAGGTGTGATCTGCCACTCAATCCTGTACCAGGTGTTGATCGAGATCGTCGTCGTGAACGTGTTAGTCTGGCTGAACGCTGTGTTCTGGAAGTTGAGCTTGCCAGATGTGAGGCCACCGAGCTGAATACCGCCACCGAACGTAGTACCGGTAAGGAACGCGATCAACGCATCGCCAGTCATGGTGAGCGACGAGATGTTGAACGCAGCACGTCCGAAGCTGACTGCTGAGATCGTCCCCAGCTGCGTCGATGACCATTGGAAGTTGGCTGCAGCGCTTGTTGTTCCTACAGCTACTTTGCCCGATAGGGAACCATTGAGTGCAGTTGAACTGTCAAATACCTCTGTCGTACCAGTACCGGATCCGATACCGTTGAAGGCATTTGAGGAACCAGGCCCGCCCCCGGAGTTACCGGTGGAGACCGTTGTGCCGTTGGTCCCCTCCTCGAAGTCCTGCTGGGCGAGTACGCTCATTGGCCTCTACGTCCCGAGTTGCCGCTTCCGTCTCCTTGACCAGTCGAAGGATTAGTCGCCCCAGGAGGCGTCTGACGGGGCCCACCTGCTTGCGCCCCTTGCTGCTGCCCACTCTGTCCTTGTCCCATCGCTTGCTGCAGTTGCTGAATCGTAATACTGCCATCGTCTAGTGCGGCCTTGAGGTCTTCCGCGTTGCCTGGAAGCTCAATCGGAGGCTGCTGTGCATCATTCTTGTTGAACGGCGTGTTAGCTAGCCGCGAAGTCTCAGGGTCTGACGGAGGTAGACCAAGCTCAGCGCGAAGTGCATCTTCCAGCGGCTGGTCCGGGACGATGACACCTGCGCCGACGTAGTTGCGGATCGTGAAGGAAGCGGTTCGCCAGTCTTCCTGTTCGCCGATTCGCTTGACTGTGAGTGTTGGATATCCGACACCTATCCAGTTCATGTCTACGAGCTGCGGAATGCCGTAGGAGTTAACTACATCCGTGACGATGTCCGCAGTGAATCTTGTCGCCTTCAGGAAGAGCGTGTGGCTCTCCTCATCCTGCTTCTGATTCTGTCCCAGGAACTGGCCGAGGATCTGCTTCTCGATCTCGTTGTCGTGGTGCTCGATCGACTGGATAACATTGACCGGCTGACCCTTCAGCTCTGCGAAAGTGAGGATCCAGTTTGGGGGCAATACGACGTGAGCCCGATCGTTTGTACGTAGGTTCCGACCGAGATTGTCCGCGAGTGTGAGGTCCTGAGGACTATACCCCGCTGGGAGCTGAATGACTGGGACACCGATGCCGTGACGTTCTTTCTGGATGGCATCAATCTTGTATAGATTGTCCTTGTAGTACCAATGCTTATACGCCGATCGCAGCAAGCTGATACCCTCAATGTTACCAGCCTCCTTATCGAAGCTGAACACCAGCAACTTGTTGATCGGAATGTTCGTCCACTGACCAAAGCCCTGATAGATGCCGCCTTGCAGCCCAGCCATCTGCGCGGGAGAGCCCCACATATCGACGGACATAGGTCCGCCTTCGAAATCGAAGAACCATTCCTTCACATCCATCGGATGCCGTGGAGCCATCTTCTTCCAGCAGATCTTGCCTCGAGCCATAGGGTCGTTGGTGATCTGTTCGCCTGGTACAAAGACCTTCTCGAACATGTAATAGCCGAAGTCGAGCATCAACAGCGTCTCAGTCAGCATCTGCGGCCAACTAGTAGACATCCACTTCGTCAGGTTACGCCAGACGAAGTCAGCGATCATCTTGTCCTTGTCACTGTTAGAGGCAGGAGTCATGCTCCACTGCCCCGCAAGGACCGGCGTCTTCGCTAGACGAAGCGTTCCACGTACAGTGCCGTCGCTCTTGCGCATCTTGTCGTACATGCGCAGACCCTTGATGCCGTACAGGTCCTTGTTGTACTCACGCCTTACCCACGACGTGAACGGAGACGGGACTGCCGAACCGAGCTCATTACCAATGCCGCCGATAGGGCTGCCGAGTCCGGCCCCGACTCCCTGAGCGAGATCAACACGGGGGTGCGGGCGGATTTCGCCAGTCTCTGCTCCAATTCCAAGACGTGCTGACGGCGGAGAATCAAACGCGACCGGATTCGGACCGCCAATGATAGTGCCTCCAGAAGACTGCGGTCGTCCTCGGTGAGCAATACCACTAGCAACACTACGTAGGGGAGCAGACAGTTGTATGTCTCCACGATCCTCACGGAATTGCCTGACACTATCTTCCGACCCTGGAATTCCCGTTCCCGGGCCTGCAAGGCTGTGATCTGAAGGACCAAGACCCGGCAGAGGAGGTTGAGCATACGCGTCGGGTCGAGGGGCCACAACCACGTACTCTCGGCCCGCTTCGTCGCTGACTGAGACTGGAACGTATCCGCCATTGAGTAGCTCCTGGAGTGAAACATGAGGAAGGTCTTCTGGCCTCATCACAGCTCCTTCGTCATGCTGAAGTATCCGCCTGTCTGACCTGCCATTAGGTCTGCGAAGTCTGATGCCACCGTACGTTCCATAGTCCGCCGCGCGGCCGCCTGAGGTGTGAGCTCCACAGGGCCTGCGCTCGTTACCATGTCGGGTGTCAGGTGGTTGTTGTGAGCGCCTAGCTTGAACAGACATAGCAACGCGTAGCGCTTGGCATCGATGGTGTGATCTTCGACCTTGTTGCCAAGCTCTGGTACGTTCCTGCCCTTTACCGGTTCCGTGCTGCGGTAGTTGTTCAACTCACGGATGTGGTTCTTGCATTCCCACGAAACGTGATAGCGCGGAGCGGAAATAGGCGCGCCCCACTTGTCTTCATGAATCTCGACAGGCTTCATGAACTCGGACATCAGATCGATGCCATCACGCCAAGTATAGTCGCTCTTCAGTTCCTTCGGTGCCATACATTGGACGTGAATCCCTCGCTTGCCGAACTCACGTGTGACCTGCTCAGCGGCTTCCGGGTCGGCAGGGTCTCCGAAAGTCAAGTTGATGTGGTATCCCGGAGGCTGTTCGCGCGCCATCATCAGCGCAATGTGGTCCGGAATGGTCTTGTACTTCTTGTAGTGCTCACGCCAGACGAAAATCTCGTCCTGAGGAGAAACCTGGAACTCTACCGCCGCTAGCGGGTTCGTGAAGCCCCAGTCGAACGCTATATAATTAGGCCAATCCGGTATGAACTTGTAGTCTTCCGTCATCACGTGAACGGTCTCGTCCCACTCGGGGAAGATCTTGCCCACAAATGATGCGAAGTCCGCGCCAATCTCCTGCAGGAACCACTCAGGCTCGGAAGTGTCCTCTAGCAGCTTGATCTCGTCGTCTTCTTTGCCGCCTGGATAAACAACGCTATTGGACCAGCTAGGGAATCGCCAGCTTTCGTAAATACCCTCAAACTTCTTTCGCCTACCTAGCTGCCATAGATCGTGTAGCCAGTTGAACCCCTCTGGAGTTGTCGGGAAGTCTGCGGACCCACGACGGTCAGCCAAGGCGGGCCTGACGTATCGCTCCCAGGTCTCCTTCTTGTGCTTTGCCGCCTCGGACATGATGACGTGATCCAAGGCCTCGCCGACTAGATACTCCGGGTGCTCTGCACTTCGGCACTCAACGCGAGTATCCCAGGGGAACTGAATGAACATGTCACCCGCACGCTTACTGTACGACCGTTTGACACGCTTGTCTTTCCCCAGCCCCTGGTTGACAATGAGGTCGTTCCATATGACGCGGAACTCCTTCTCCGCTAGGTCATACGTAGGCCCCACAATCCATACCATCTTGTGCGGCTTCAGCAGTACCCGCGGTGTCACATCCCGCGCTGCCATCGTCGATTTGCCAAAGCGCCGACCACAACACGGAACCCTGAATCGAGCAGACGATTCATGATACAGCCTCTGCTGCGGGTGAGGGGCGTAGCCGACCTTTTGCCAGAAGGCTTCAGTCATCTTATCCACCCGCCCCTCCTTCCTACTAGTGATCCACAGGGCGATAGATTACGCTGACTTGCCGTTCGCTAGGTCGCTCATGCCCTTGATGAAAGCGTCGAGAGCCGACTCCTGATCATCCTTGCCGACAGGACCGAGGGTCCGATCGAGGATGGTCTGCGCACTACGAAGCCGAACAGTATCGGAAGTACTGTTCTTCATCAGGTCAATTACTTCCAGGACGGCAAAAGGCGCATTCTCATCGAGCAGCCGCTTGCAGCGATCGAGGTTTGTCTCGTCTCCGCCGAAGATGTCTTCGAGCTCCTTCTCTGCCATGCTTCCTATTATATCTGGAAAACCTACGGATACACAAGGGGAGAGAGTTACTGTAACACTTAAAAATCCCTAGGCAAGGTCTGAGTCCCAGGGGTCTAGAGGATCTTGAAAACTTTTATTATAATATAGTTAGAACAAAAAAAAAATAAATAAAAAAATAATAATAATTAAATATTTATAAAAAATTGATACTTGAAAACTAAATAGTGGGATGAGGCAAGCCTTCATTAGATT